GGGCACTCGGCCCCGCATCTCCGTCAAGGACCTGTTCGAGAGCCTAATCCTCCTGCGCAACGGCGCGGACCTGGACGGACACGTGCGACGGCTCTCTGACGATGCCGAACGCATGAACAAGGCGACGAAGGAACTTGGTGCAGCACTGATCACAATCGGCGCCGCCGAGCAAGCCGCACGAGGGACGGAAGCAGCATGATGAAGCAGCGATCACTCGGGTCAAGCAGACCAGCCAAGGCGGAGAACGCGCCCGCCGCTGAGCGCACGCCGATCTTCTCGGTAACCACGAAGGACTTGGATATCCAGACGTTTACCGCTGGCGGGCCCGGCGGGCAGCACCAGAACCGCAGCCGTACAGGGATCCGTATCGTTCACCACGCATCCGGCGCCCGAGGGGAGTCTCGTGAGCACCGTTCGCAAGCCCAGAACAAGAGGGCAGCCCTCGAACGTCTCGTGCAGACGCACCAGTTCCGCTACTGGGTGCGGGAGCACATCCGTGAGATCGACGGCAAGGAATCCGCAGAGCAATGGGTCGAGCGGCAACTCGCCGATATCGACAACTTAAAGGTCGAAGTCAAGGACGCCGAAGGGCGCTGGACGACGACAACCATGGAGGAGTTGAGCGCAGAATGACCCGACCGAAGAGATACAACGCTGCGACGCTGCCCGGGTTCGAGGCCGCCGCGCTGCTGCTACGAGACGAGCCAGGACTTGGACGCCTCGAACTGTCGAGGCGGCTCAACGTCGCCCCTGCGACTGCCATCAACTGGCTCGGTGGACCACTGGTGCAGTTCGCTGTCGGCTCGGACCGTACGGGCACAACGCGTTCGTCGGTGTTTTCCGATGAGGATGTTCTGACTGCACTGCGAGCAGCGGCCGAGGGCATCCCTCCGGGCACTGGACTGTCGGTCGGGCAATACAACGCCGCACGGCGCCGCCTCGAAGACGGTGACATCGAGTTCCCGAGCACCGCACTGGTTGTGCAGCGGTTCGGCTCGTGGAGCGCCGGGCTCACGCTCGCGGGCGTGGGGGCGAACAAGTCGAACAGGACCGAGTACGTCAGGCGATGGTCGGAAGACGAGATGACGCTTGCCGTCGCCGACTCGATCCTCGCTACGGGGACATCTGCCTATGAGGCGTACAGAGAGTGGGCACGAGGAGCAGATGCACCGCAGCAGGTGCGAATCTCCTCCGAGCGTTCGTGGAACGGGCTGGTCGAAGCCGCGTACCGAGAGTTCGCCGATGGCGGCCGCCGTCGGACGCAGTACCAGAAGAGACTTCGCGGGCTTGTAGCAGCACGACGCGACGAGTTGGAAGGCGTGGACAACATGCAACACGGCAACACACCGACAGCAGAGGGAGCACAGCGATGAACATCGTACTGAAGGGTTACCAGGAGGACGCTGTCGCTCGCTGCTTGAAGCGTGTCACCCGTGCCGCGGAGGACTGGCGGGACGATATGGCGCAGTCCGCTGTGTCGCTGTTCGCCACCACCTCGGCGGGCAAGACGATCATCGCGACGGCCCTCATCGAGCAACTGCGCTTCGGAGACAACGACCGCGACCCGAATCCGAACTTGACGGTGCTGTGGCTGACGAACTCGCCGCCGCTGAACCGGCAGACGATGATGAAGATGCGCGCGACGTCGACGCACATCAAGGAGCACCACCTGGTCGAGATCGATGACCAAATCTCCGGTGCCACCCTCGCTCCTGGCAACATTTACTTCCTGAACACCCAGAAGTTGAATGCGCGATCGACCTCGTTCCAGGCGTCAGAATCACGGCCTGTGTCGCTCGAACAGATGATCCGCAACACGGTCGACCTGCTCGGCCCGGACTTCCTGCTCGTCATCGACGAGGCCCACATCGGCACCAAGGCGGGGGAGGGCGGCAAGGAACAGGTCGCCTACCGCGTGATGAACGGGGTCGACGGCTCCGGCCAGTTCCCCACAGTCCTCGGCATCTCTGCGACACCCAAGCGGTTCCGTGACGCCACCACGGCCGCCGGTCGTGGCCTCCAAACGGTTGAGGTGCCCGTCAACGAGATCCGCGAGTCCGGGCTGATCAAGGACCGCATCCTGGCTCACGTGCCCGACGACGACCAGTACACGGAGTCGAAGTTCATTCGCGCGGCCGTCGAGAAGTGGCAGGAGGCGACTGAGGACTGGCGCGAGTACCACCAGAGCGACCCCGCGACCGCCGATGTGGTCCCGCTGCTGCTGGTGCAGGTGCCGCCAGGCGTCTCGGACGACCGTCTGTCTGGACTGCTGCGCGAGATCGAAGAGCATGACGCACGGCTGTCTGGCGCAGCGATCGCCCACGCGTTCGGTGACCCCAAGGGGCCGCTTCACCTCGGAGACCGGAAGGTCAACTTCATCGCCCCTGAGGACATTCAGGGTGCGACACACGTCCGCGTGGTGCTGTTCAAGGACGCCCTGACGACAGGTTGGGACTGCCCTCGCGCCGAGGTGCTGGTGTCGCTTCGTACTGCCAAGGAGCAGACCTACATCACGCAGATGGTGGGACGCATGGTGCGTACACCGCTGGCGCGCCGTATCGAAGGCCACCCGTCACTCAACGACGTCACCATGTATCTGCCGCTGTACAACTTGGACGCGCTCGAAACGGTGCGCAAAGCGCTCTCCTCGGGCGAGGAGACGGCAGTCGCGTCGGAGTTCGTGACGAAGCCGGTCAGTGTTCACCTGGTCGCAGGGCGCACGGACAACGTCCTCGAAGGCGACGAAGTGGTCGAACGCTTGCGGTCGATCGTCTCTCACCGTCGGCCCGGCCGACGCGAGCCGGCCATCGTGAGGCTCGGACGACTGGCCGCACTGATGGAGCGGGTCAGCACCTCCGACAACGGGGTGCCGAAGAACGCCGAGAATCTCGCCAACTCGGCACTGGCGGACGCCATGTTCGGCGAGTACGAAGAGCACCAAGACGAGATCGATGCACGCGTCGCCGAGTACCACCAGGTGGGCGTCACCGTCGTCGACATCGGGGACGGGGCTGGTGGTGCGAGCACCGTCGAGCGCGGCGCCGAGCAGGAGAAGTACGTCGCCACGGGTCTGCCCAGTTTCTATGAGGCGGACCGACTGTTCAAGGTCGCCGCCCGAGTGTCGGGCTCGCCTCGCGCGTCTGCCGCACTGTGGAGCCGCCTGGCGGGCGAAGACATCACGCAGCCGGACTGGGAGGACCCCGACAAGCACGTCGAGTCCCAGATTCTCGCCATCGAGATCGCCCAGTTGCCGGGCATGAAGCAAGTCCTCGAAGCGTGCGCTGACACGAAGTTCGACTCGTGGGTGTCCAAGCATGGACTGGCCCTCAAAGGCGCAGCGGCTATCGAGTTCGCCAACATCATGTCCACCACGAAGGCAGGCGGTGAGACCACGGTCTCCTTCCCTGAGCGCTACGACACGGGCGGGGCGTTCTTCGCACCTGACGGGCACATCTACGTGGACGACAACGGACAGTACCCGGTCAGTTTGAAGTTGAACCCCTGGGAGGTCAGCACCATCGAGGCGCTCAAGACGAAGTTCCCCGGGCTCCTCGGCTGGTGGCGCAACGGCACCGGCGGCGACCAGTCGCTTGGTGTGCGCTACACCGACTCTGCGAGCACTGCGCGGACGATGTACCCCGACTTCCTCGGGATCTACCGTCACGAAGGCGAGATCGTCCTGCGACTGTTCGACCCGCACGCCGACTTCTTCGACAAGCAGTCGCTGACGAAGTGGGCGGGACTCGCGGAGTACCTGCGTTCCGACTCGAACACTGCGATCAACGAGGCGTACGCCGTCATCAGGGACACTCACGGCACGTTGCGCGCGGTGGATCTGGGGGACGACGAAGTCGTGGAGATGCTGGTTGACCCGACGCTCGGTGACATCGAGAAGGACCTCTTCGGATCCGCCAAGGGCTTCGTGTTGGGTGCGGGATGAGATGAGGCTCTACGACGAAGAGCCCGGGCCTCGCTGCACGGCGGGCTCGCACGGGCACGTCTCGGTAAAAGGGGCGCTGCGGTGTCCTGCATGCCAGACAACAAGGAAGCCCAGATTCAAGTGGTGGTGGGAAGGAACTATCACCCCCGAAGCGTGGGCCGCCATGCAAGTTTTCTCCCTGTCCCAAAGGGTGCTGCTGGTTGCGGTACGCGACGAGCGCGCAACCCCAGAGTTGTTGTGGATGGCGGCGCGCCACGCGACCGAGAGGACACATGGCAGCAGGGACATCATGAAGGCCATCGCCAAGCACGAGTCGTGCCCCGCCGATGTGACGAGTGCGCTGTTTGACACGGAAGAGCGCGAGATTCACGAGGCGTTGGCCGAAAACCCGTCGGCGTCGCCCGAGATACTAGGCCGCCTTGCAATGTGCAATGACTTTCCCGTGCGCCTGTCTGTCGCGAGCCACCCAGAAACTCCGCTGCCCGTGCTGATGGAGTTGCTGATAGAGGTGATGGTCAACGGCGACAGGTACGACGGCCCCATCAAGATGGCGATCCTCGAACACGAAGCAACACCGGCCAAGGTGGTGCGTGCGGTCATGTCCGGACAGCATCCCGTCCGAGCGCTGACCGGGATCGACCCTCGCCACGGCCGCGCGATGAAGTACATCCGCACCCAGCCGTGGTGGGAGATGAAGCCCTCGAGCCGAGAAGTGAAACACGCCCTGGCCATTCAGGCCGGAAGCCTACCGAAATCGGGTCTCGGTCGACAAGAGTGAGCGTGGATACCTTTGCGGGCATGCCAAAGAAATGCACCGCGCTGCACACCGGTCACGCAACAGCCCGAGGGCTTGCCGCCTGCCCTGCTTGCACTCCAAACGCTGGCGTCACTCGAGCGTTGACCCCTCGCGCTGCCGACACACCGGTGCGGTAGTCGTCACACTTGACCGGCCAATCGCCGCTATGATAAGTGTGGTAGATCAGTCTACTGAGGGATGTGAAGCGTGACGAAGGCTTTGGACGCGAATACCGTTGCGACTCGATCCGTTGTGCAGTTCTGCGCGCTTGAAGCGGGGTACTCGGTGCTCGAGATCAATAAGTTCACCGATGCGCCGAACTACTACTGCTCCGAGAGGTACTCGACAGGGGTGTTGCGGGCGCTCACGAATATGCAGCAGGCCACCGACAAGGCGATTCGCGCCACCGTGGTGAACGCCGTCAGGATCGGTGCCCTCACGGTGCCGCAGGCTGCCGCGAAGGTGGACCTCCCCGAGGCGACCGTCCGCTCGTGGGGCGTTCTTCCGGAATGGGAGCGGTACGCAGCCGAGGCGGATGATCAGAGCCGCGCCGCATAGCGCCGGTCCCGGTTTATCTTCCTGCCCGTAGATCCGGTTTGCAGCCCTCCGTCTCAACCAGATTGAGGGGGCTGGATACCTTGAAGATATGACCGCTCCACAATGCTCAGCACCTCTCCAGGGACACGTCCCTGGGTCGCTCTTGCAGCAGACATGCCCGAAGCACGGGCTGGCGTCGGGTCGCACTATCTCGCTCCCGCCGCTCCTGGTGCCCCCGGCTCCATCTTCCGCACCCGCGTCCGGGGGCGAGGTCGTCACCAACGGTCTTGTGGCTCGCCGCAGTGACACGGACAACTCCTACTTCCTGGTCATGGCCGAAACGGGCCTCCCTGTGTTCCGGACCGAGCAGCGACGTGTTGCGCGTCGCGGAACAACCCCCGGGCCCGGCAACTTCGAGACCGAAGATCAGGCGATCGAGTGGGCACGCGACAAGTACCCGTTCCTGAGTGACGTGTCCTCCAAGATCGCCCGCACCACACCGCGACGCCGCACCTACCGGTGCCCCGTATGCGACAGCCGGCTCATCCTGACCGAAGATTCGCGACGCATTTGCACGCACTGCGACGGCGTCGAGATCGATCGCTCATAGAACTTGGTCGTGGGGACCACAAGGAAGGAAGTAATCATGGCGGCACGGTCGAAGTCGAAGGCTGGCGGTAAGCCGAAGGTTCCTTGCACGAACCCGGGGATCTGCGGCAACACCAAGAACCACATGGTTGGCACGTTCACGCAGAAGCGCTGCGACGAGATCACGAAGCGCCGCGCTGCCGGCGAGGTCATCACCGCAGAGAACGTCATGAGCGTCCGCCCTCCGGGCATGGAGGCGAGCGGCGACTTCGGTGCACGTAGCGACGAGGTGAGCGAGAAGATGAAGTCGCTCAAGCAGTCTGCCGAGGCGTGGAGGGACTCGCCCCAGGACGCCCTCGACTTCGTGCGGTGGGCCAAGAACTTCACCGACTACTCGCCGTTCAACCGTCTGATGATCCACGTGCAGAACCCTGACGCAACCGCTGTCGGCTCCGCGAAGAAATGGGGCGGGCTCGGCCGTGAGGTCGCTGAGGACGAGAAGCCGATCGAGATCTTTGCGCCCGGCATGGGCGGGGAGCGCGCCAAGAAGGACAAGGACGGCAACGTCGAACGTGACGCTGACGGCAAGCAGGTGATGGAGCGACGCTTCGTCAACCGATTCCGTGCAGTGTCCGTGTACGACATCGCGCAGACCACGGGTGACACGCTGCCGGAGATCGAAACTCCGGTCGCAAACCCTGAACTGCTTGAACGTGTCGTCGTCGGACTCGAATCGGACTACTTCGTCGCACCCATGGAGGTCGTGGCCGGAGCCGACACCCCAGCGCGAATGCTGGAAGACGGATCGATGGCGTACAACGCGTCTACGGCCGACGAAAGCCAGCGACTGGTGAACCGCCTCGTCGCGGTCGGTATGTCTGCCAGCGCCCGACTGCGCAAGGACACCGAAGCGCGAATCAAGGACCCCTCACGTCACTGGGGCGAGGCTGAGCACATGTACGCGGGTATCTCTGCCGCGTGGTCGCTGGGCCAGGATGCTGGCATCGACCTGACGGATCTTGCTGTTCAGAAGATGGCGGACTACAAGGGCAAGGAGCAGATTGCATCGCTCGCCGCCCACGGTTCGAAGGTCACTGAGCACATCGAGAACGTCCGCAACGGACTGCCCGCGGAGATCGCTGACGCCCTGGCGTCCTGAGCGGATTTGGACCCCATTCCGCGTGTAACACTCGCCCCATGAGCGAGGTTCCGAAGGACTATTCTCGCGCTCGCGCCATCTCGTCTGGCCGCGAGCCTTCTGTGCCCGCGCCCAAAATCACGCCCGCTGCTGCGACGCCAGCGAAGCCGGGAGACGCACCAGGGAAGCCGAAGGCCACACCCGCAGCGACTGGCGGCGAGGCGACGCCGTCTTCGCCCACACCCGCAGGCGGGACGAAGGAGCCAGAGGGAGACAAGAAGGCCGCCGACCTGGACCCGCGCGGGCAGCGCGCTGACACTGAGCGCCCCAACTCCAAGGGTCAGATTGTCAACGCCGGCATTCAGGCACTGGGAGCAGCGGGAGGAAACGTTGCTGGCGGCGCAGCCGCCGGAGCCGGAGCGGGTGCCGCTACTGCTGGTGCCGGCTCGGACGCGGCACGCGAAACTGGCAAGGCGATGGCGAAGGACTCCCTCCAAAGGGGAGGCAAGGACGCCGCACGCACAGCCGGAGAACAGGCGATCCGCGGACCGCAGGCTCCTGGCGCGAAGCCGAGCGGTGAAAAGGGCGGCAAGGACTCGTGGCGGGGGCTAGGGAAAGACGCCGCCGCCGCAGCCAAGGAAACCACCGGGAATCGCGGATCGTCCATCAACCCACTCAGCGACGACGACCGCAGCGGGCTCACCAAAGGACGTGACGCGCTCAAGGACAGCACGGGCGTTGACGCCGATAAGGCGGTAGGCGCGGCGGCCGGTGGCGCAGCCGCCGCGGCCGCTGTCGCAACGGGTGTTGGTGCCGCAGGGGCAGGCGCGGCGGGCGCGGCCGGAAACAAACTGGGCGCCGCGGCATCGTCCACAGCGCACTCTCTGAACACGAAGTTCAACAGCACCCGCAAGACGGTCACAGTCGCCTTCGGCCTGGTGGCCGTACTGATCATCGCGGCCATCACGGGCGTACTGAGCGCCGGTTCTCAGCAGCAGGCGATGAACGAGCAGCAGCAGGCGATGCAGGCGGCGCAGGCGCAGCAACAGGCAGAGGCAGACGCGTCGGGACTTTCCTGCTCCGTTACCCAAGAGTTCCCAATCGGCTACTTCGCCATGCCCAGCCAGCGGCGGATCATCGCGGACGTGCGTGCCGCAGCCGACGCACAGGGCATTCCGATGTACGGCCAGGTGATGGCAGTCGCCGTCATGGTCGGTGCGTCCGGAATCTCGCCCGACCCGCACGACGATGCGCTGCTTGGCCCGTTTGGATTCGAGCCGGGTTCGGGCGGACTCACGGATGCCGAGTTGCGCGACACAGGGAAGTCAGCGGGATTGTTCTTCGAGCGGCTGCAGGCCGTGCAGTCGTGGTCGGCGACGTCGCTCGCGGACGCGGCCAACCAGGTGATGGCGTCAGCCTTCCCCGGCGAGTACGGGGCATACGAGTCCTCGGCACGCATGGTGCTGACCGGCGACGGCGCGGAGGCCGGACAGGGGTGCGAGCCGCTGGGAGTGAAACTCGCCTGCGATCCCGCCCCCGAGTTCGAGGACAACGCTGGCGCGCTCACCCCGGACGCACTGAACACGGCCCGGTGCCTGTACAACGTGCTTCACGTGCGGGGCATGACGGCCAGCGCCGGCGGCTACGCGCTGCGGATCCCCTTGACGGGGGCACTGGACATGGAGACGGCTGCCGGCGAGGGCTCCGACACGTTCGCTGTACGGACGGCGTTCGACGCGGCAGACACGGTCGCGTGGCTCTCGGCGAATGCGACAACGTTCGGCATCAGGGCGCTCGCGTACGACGACGTCCAGGTGACCTTCGTTGCCCCCTCGAACCGAAATGAGGAGGGCGACAGGTACACGGTCGACACACTCAGGGACGGGACGACGATCGCGGACACCCTGCTGGTGTCGGTCCACGGGACCGCAGGGACGGGTGTTCTCGAAGGTGGCGCTGGCGGGGCGTGGGTTCTGCCCGTCACCGTGTCGTGCATCTCGAGCGAGTACGGGATGCGTCTGCACCCGACGCTGCACCGCTGGATTCTTCACGCGGGAATGGACTTCCCGGTCGGATCTGGGACGAATGCTCTGGCCGTCTCCGGCGGCACCGTGTCGCGCGTCTTCTATGACTCCGGTGGCGGCAACATCTTGGAGATCGACTACGGCGGCGGCGTCACCATGCGATACCTCCACCTGTCGAAGTACCTCGTCACCGAAGGGCAGGCCGTTGCGTCCGGACAAGTGGTCGCGCTGACGGGCAACACGGGCACTCGAACGACCGGTGCCCACCTCCACTTTGAGGTCTACCGTGACGGCCGCAGCACGAACCCGCGGGACTTTTTCACGAACGTCGGAGTGGAAGTCCCCGTCGGCTGCTGGTAGGCCCACACTTCGTGGCATTTCTGGGCGAAATTGGCACCCCAATAGCGCCCTACCATGGGGTCAGATCCTAGGAGGGTTCCTGTGGTAGCCGTAGACGTTTTTGAGACCATGTGGGCGTTGGGCGTGCCCTCGTCAGACATGACCGACCTGAAAAAGGTCGAACCGTTCCGCGTCTCGACGGTGGGCGAGCGTCTCATGCTGCGCAAGGCGATGGAGGACACCTTCGACGTGCCCTCTGACGGGTTCATCGAGAACCCCTGGGGCTTCCCGCCGATGCCGCTGCCCGTGCGACGGTCCACGACTTCTGACGGGCTCATCATCGCGCCGTCATCCATCTCGTTGGACGGCCTCGGCCACCCGATCTTCTGGATCGACCCTTCTCTGACGCGTCGCACCGACGAAGAGCGGGAGCACCCGGAGCGTTGGGGTGTCCGGATGTTCTACCTGATCATGGCAATTGGCGGGTACGACCCTGACAGCCTCAAGTGGATCAACATCCCGCGCTCGCAGGGCGTCGACTACACGAAGGAAGACTGGATCGCGTACCGCCAGGGCGTCTCGTCTGTGCTCAGCACAGTGCGCCCCTTGGACGAGAGCGATCTTGCCGAGCCGATGGCGAGCATCAACGTAATGGTTGATTGGGCCCTGGCCACTTGCGTGGAGTTGCAGGCGAAGGTCTTCGCGGACTACCGCGCCGAACTCGATGCCGCCTACACGACTGCTGTCGCATCGACGCAGGGCCGCTCCGAGTGGGACGTGTGGGACGCGAAGATGAAGGACGCGACCGCCCGCATCGCCGCCACGGTGGAGTCCGGTGCTGTACCCTCATCGCAGGTCCCCGAGATTTACGGGCTCGTTGACGACCTCGAACGCGTAGTGAAGCACACCGAACGCTGCGCGTCCATGCTTTCCATTCCCGTGGTCACCGCGGGCTCCGCCGGAGACAGTGCGGCTGCGGCTGCGGCCGCGACAGCGCTCAACGCGGCGAAGGCCGATGTGGACGTGAGCGTCGATTCGCTGAAACAAGACGCGCACCGACTCTTCGAACTGTCGTCAAACTCGTCACCACGTGAGTTCGTCCGTCTTCACGAGTCCGCCACGTCGCTGTATATGCGCTCCTGGAGGGCGATGATGGTGTCCGCCCGCAACCTGGTTCGCGCATCGGAAGGGCAGAGCGCTTACCAGTCGTGGGAGGCGCTCGAACTCGTCGAGGACCCCCACTCGCAGGCGTGGCCCCCGCTGATGGATCTGCTCGCGGGCCTGGGCCGGTAGGCGGCCCTCATGTTCATTGCATACGCACTAGCGTTGCTGACCTCACTCGGGTGGGGCGCGTACGCCTTGCGCTGGTACGTGCGAGAGCGCCTCAGCCAACGCGACGCCCGTGACGCGGACGACCGTCAATGGTTCGAGATCATTCAGGAGTCCGGGAAGAAGGCCGGCCCGTACACCGCGTCATCCTTCGATGGCATGCGTGCGATCTCCCAACTGCTCAACGGCGACATCTCGCTTGCGCCGACCAAGGCGCTGCCGAAGGTGTCGTTCGTGTGGGTCCGCTCCGCCGACGACAAGGCGCAGTTGACGCGCCTGTACGTGAGCGCGAGCGAGTCACTGGGCGAATCCGGGCTCCCCGCGCTGCGTGCGTACGCCCGCTCGATCGGCGCACGACTTGGCACGCCCACAGTGCTGCGACTCCCGACCGAGAACGTCATCATGGGGCGACGACGCCACATTGCACTCGGTCAGATGCGGGATAAGGTCGACGAAATCGGGGTTGTCTCCGACACGATCGCTTCCATCGCCAACGCAGTGGCACGCGACGAATCGGTCGCCGTCATGATCACCGTCGAAGGCATGGGCGGCTCCGAGCGGTCCATGCTGCATGACGCGGTCGTCGCGGGCGCCTCACGGGGCGCCGGACGCAGAAGCAACCTTGCACGCGACTCCACTGGCGAGGCACGCCAAATGGTCGAAGGCTCGGTCCGTTTGGGCTTGGCGGCCGCGAACCACAACGGCGACGAGCAGACCTGCCGCACCCTCGTGGACTCGGTCGCGTCCGCGACATCAACACTTGGCTACGAGGTGCAGGCCGTTCCCCCGCGCATCGCCCAGTTGCGTTCCAGCGTCCAATGGGGCGTGCCTGTCGCGATGATGTCTGTCCTCATGATGCTCACCGGCGCTGTCGGCCCCGCGCTGCTGGCGATCGCGCTGCTCGGCGGCGGTGCCGCTGCACTCGTGTGGTGGCCCGAAGCCGTTAACGGACCCGTGACCCGCATGGCCGCCAGGGGAGAGGTTCTCCTGCCACGCTTCCTGCCGCGACCGATGTCGTTGCGTCGCGGCTTTGAACGTGCCCGCCTGCAAATCTCCACCCGCCGCTTCAACAACGCACAGGACGAGGAGGACGTGGACGTTTCCACACCGTTCCCGTCTCCCAGCGAAGTCTTGTCGGTGCATCACGCCGCGCTGTTCGAGATGACCACCTTCCCGGCCGAGGCGACTTTGACGGCAAGCGACCGGGTGCAAAGCCGCGGACTGCCCCCGGACATGATCGACGTTGACGAAGGCATCTTCGTTGGCATGTCTGGCACCGGGCAGCCCGTCATGCTCGACATTGAGGACATCCACTACAGCCTCTACACGGCTGGCGCCCCGAACTCCGGTAAGTCGAACCTGCTGCTCGTGATGTACGCAGGCATGGTCAAAGCGTCGATTCAGCGCACGTCCGGCCTGAGCGTCTCCCCAATCTGGGGCGAGACCAAGGGCGAGGGCGCGTATGACGCATGGATGATCGCCCGCAACCACCCTGGGGCCATCTTCGTCGACACGCACAATCCTCGCTCCGGTGCGCGACTCGCGCTCGAGGGGCCTCGACTGTCCGACGGCGCGCCTGTGCCGAAGGTGGTCAGCAACTGCACCGCCCTGGTGTCGAGCATGCAGGCCGCGTACGGCGACGGGGTCAAGGGCCAGGCCCGCGAGATTCTCGACAACGTGCTGCGCTGCTCCATGCTGATGACGCCCGACGAGATCGCCTTCGCGGGGCTTGGCGACCTGGTGAACGCGAAGAAGCCGAACATCATGGAACTGTCGTTCTACCTGCTGCAAGGTGACGCTCGTATCGACCCATCCGCCAAGATGATCAAACTCGGCGGCACCCTGAGCGCGTCGCTCGGGCTGCGAGAGCAGGCCCTGTCACGTGCCATCGGGTCAATGTCCAGGTTCTGGGATCCGGCTACGCGCCGCACCTACTTGGAGCGCATCTCCACCGCGCTGAACAAGTTGAACGACATGCGTAACGCCCCGATGCTGTGGACGCCCGACGCCGCCCGCAAGGACGTGTACCTCGGCCAGTTGGTGCGTGCGTTCGCCCCGTCCGTCGTCAACATGGGCTCGTTCTATGACCCCATCTCGAAGCAGTTCGACCAGTCGATCGACCGCTCTGTTTCGCAGCGGCTGATCCGCTCGTTCAACTACCTGCTGTGGGACTACATCAAGGGTCACTGCAACGGCTGGCAGGAGCAGCGCAAGAGGATTCCGATGTTCTTCGACGAGGTGGCCGACGTCGCAAGCAACGCCACGGGTGATGACGTCCCGAACACCCTCGAAGAAGGTACGAAGGAGGGTCGTTCACGCGGAGCGGCGTACTTCCTCGGCTCGCAGTACCCATCACAGATGCCGGAGATGGTCCGCCACCAGGTGCTCGCCTCCCGCGGCAAGTTCTGGTTCGGGCTGCAGAACCCGACGGACCTCACCCTGGCAATCAGCGACCTCATGGTCGACGACGTGAACGCCGAGGGCGCGATCACGCCCAGCAACATCAAGTCGCTGTCTAACGGTGTGTGCTTTGCGACGCTGCCGCGCCACAACGCGGTGACCCCACCCACGTTGCTGCGTGTGCCGTACGCCCCCGAGTGGAACAAGATCCTGTTCGCCCCGGAGAACGGCGACACCAACGACGCGGTGGCCGACTACGCAGAGTTCACGGCGCGCAAGGTGGCGTCATGAGTATCCGCGAACTTCCGTCACGCGTTTCCACGCTCGCTCACACTCCTGTGCCGGAGGCGCCCGCCGGCGTCCCTGCAGCGCAATACTCGCCCGACAAGGAAGACTTCGGTCTGCCGAGCCAGCGTTCGATCTGGGAGCGGGAGTTCCTCGTGACTCGTCGCTCGCAGACGATGGGCGTGTCGCGTCGCGAAAACCAAGGGGCGCGCCGCACGAACATTGGTCACCCACCGGTCCGCCTCGTTGACCGCATCGACCCGTTCTGGGAGATCACCTGGGATGACATGATTGGTGGTGCCGACTGGCGCAGGGCGTCCACCACGAAGCACCGTCTGACGACGGACGTGCGCGGCAATGTCGCTGTGAAGTCGTTTGAGGCGTTCTCTCCAATCGCCATGAGCCAGCAGGAGTCGTACGGCGAGAACATGATGCGGATGATGGCGTTGCTGTTCCAGTACGGCGCTTTGACGTCCAGCCAACTGTGCTCATTCATGGACTCGTCCTTCAGGGGGCTCTCGTTCCCCCTGAACCGGATGTTCGGGCTCGGCCTGGTGGAGCGCATGACGCCCGCTTGGGTGAAGGTTGGCGCCAGTTCGAGGATGTACCACGGGTCCGGTGACATCTGGCGCGTGAACCTGCGCTCCGAAACGGTGACGACGTGGCTCGACGGTCTGTCGAACACCGACTACGCCCTGATGACTGGCGGCCGTGACACGGGCTACATGCTCCACAACGGCACGTTCGTGTCCGAGTACGCGCTGCGGCACAACCTCGCGGTTGCCGAACTGTGCCTGCGCGGGCTCGAAACGATCCCCGGCTTGGCCGGTGCGTGGGGCGAACCGTTCGCCGAGGGCAACAAGTTCCTCTCCGAGATGCTTCGCGGGTCACTGGGCGTCAGGTATGTGCGTGGTGACGCAGCGCTCGTCGGCAAGGACGGGTCCATCGTGATCGTCGAACTGACCGCCGGGCAGGACTCTCGCGACGACAAGCATGGCGCGACACTGGCGGCGCGCGCCGCTGCCTGGGCGGCGATCGCTAAGATGTCGGACGTCCCCATGTCGCTCGTCGTCGTCTCGGTCGGCGGCTATGCGGCCTCGCGTCGGATTGCCAAGCACTTGCGCGAGAACACAGAGGAAGAACTCGCCCAATACTTCGCGGACGTCGGCGATCGCAAGCGGGCGCTCGACACCGTACACATGTCGTCCATCCAAAGTTGGTGGCCGTCCGCTGGTGCGATCAGCCGCAAGTTCCTCACGTTGGAGGCGTTCTCGCCGTTCACGGGGGAGTACCGCGAACTGCTGCCGGCTGACGCCGAATGGGACACCGGCCAGCCTGCGGTCGTCAACACTGTCGCCGCGTTGCACACGCCGCCGTGGTCGCTGCGCCCAGTGATGCCTATCGTCAACAATGAAGGGGGGTCCGCGGCGTGAACGTCCTCGAAACTGTGGCACGCGACCGGGTCGGCTCCATGCCGGCACTGTCGCGGCAAACGGGTATTAGCGAGCGGCTGCTCGCGGCCATAGGTGCAGGCGAGGTTGAGCCCGACACGGCCCATGTGCGCCGGATGCGGCAGGTGCTCGGGCAGGACCTTCCCGCCGAGGCCTTCCCGCACTGTGCGCCGAAGGTCGATTCCCTCATGAATGTGTCGGAGGCGAAGGTGCTGGCTGTACGCGACGAGCACCTCGTGCGCCCCACCTCTGTGATCAAGGACGACATGATCCGGCTCGTCACGATACGTGATGACGGGCGGGAGAAGGTCGAAGGCTGGGTGAAGGCCATAGAGGATGCGCGCTGGATCCGCGGCGACCTGGTCGCGTTCACCCTCAAGGACGGCTCCGTGGTCGAATGCCACCCGTCGCAGACGGTCACTGTCGCCCGACGTCGCCCACCGGCAGAGGCCGCCTAAGCCCCTCAAAAGTGTGGTCCCTCGTCGGCATGCCTCTGCGCGCCTCTGTGGCCCGCTGTGGGCGGATATGGGCCTCTCTGTGGCCGTTATGCTGTGGTAGGTCTTAGACGTAGGGGAGTGGTGTAGTGAGAAACGGCATGTTCGCTCCGTGGGAGGGGTGGCGCAAGGCTTTGGGTGGCGTGACTGCCGCCTTCATGGTGCTACTCGTCATCGCCTTCTCCATCCCACTGGGCATCGTCGCAGTCGGTGCGATGTTCCTCGCCGCGCAAATCTGGAAGAGTCCGATGGACTCGCCGAACTACGACCGCATGCAGTACACGATGATGACCCGGTCCTACCGTGTCGCCCTGTTCTTCGTCACCGTGAAGCAGCAGGCGGCCGTGCTGTTCTCCCCGGTCATCCTCCTCGGCGCCGGCCCGCCCCGCGAGGACCCCGACCACGACTTGCAGCCAGGCTTCTGGCCGCCGTTCCGGCTTTCATCCTGGTGGAGCATGCTGGGCGCTCTCGCCCTCGCTCCGCTGGAAATCCTGATCAGCCCGATGCGCATGTCCGTCATCGGGGGGTCACTGCCGTGGTTCATTGCGACGGCCCTTGCGATCCCAGGCTGGTACGCGTTCTTCCAGGTGCTAGCCGACGCACGCAGGCTCGCCCCCGACAAGGACGCCGGCGCACTGGGCGACCCGCCACCGGCGACCATGCTGAACAAGATCGACGACCACATCGAACTGCATCCGTCGCTGATTCGCTCAGCGGCCTTCGGGGCAATCCCCGTCGTCATCGTGATCATCCTGTGGATCACCGTGAAGTGGCCCTGGTGGGTGACGCTCATCGCCGTGGTCCTGTTGTTCTCCTTCACTGCTGCGATCCTGTGGTCACGCAACCTGATGACCGAGTACCGCTCCGCCTGGGTGGAGCGTGAAGCCCTGGCCGAGAACTGGCAGAGCATCTGGATGAGCCTCCTTCCAGTGAGGGCCGGATCCCCGCTGTTCAGCAACGAGTTCGACCTGCCAAGCGTCGACGAGTTCGAGGCCGAACTGGCGCGCTGGCACCGCGAGATGGACGAGTCTGACGACCTTGACGCCTCGCCGCCCGAGTACGAGGTGCTCGTCAAGTGCGCCAACTTCCGATACGCCCCCGGACAGACCTACGAGACTGTGGCCGGAATGACAGAGGGACTACGTGGCGCGCTCAACGCAGGCCTCGTCGGCGTCATCCCGTTCGGCGAGACGGACCCGCTCGGCAACGAGATTCCCGGCACCGTCAACGCGTCGTTCTTCCGTGTCTTCTACTCGGAGCAGACGACCGAACTGCCTCACCTTCTCGACCCCAATGCGAACGCGTGGGCCACCCGCCTGTCGATCCAAGCGAAGATTCTCGAACCGTTGGCCCAGGTGCGCGGCATCGGCCGGTGCATCGTCGCGAACTTCTACCTGGTGACCCGCCCCGAGTCCCCGCAGACGATCATCTGCGTCAAGTTGCGTCCGCGCGACCCCGGCGTCTCCGTCGACGTCTTCCTCGAACGCCTGTCCGACATTCAGCGCGCCGCCAACGTCCGGTGGGTGCGCGTGGGCCAGGGCAACGACGAGGGCGAGATCGTCATGTATCTGGGCGACGAACCCGTCATTGACGTCACGATGTACAACCGGCCCGCCAAGCGGGAGAACGACACGATTGACCGCATGAACTGGCTGTACTACTTCCACTCGAACCAACTGCGTGGCGCCAGCGGAACGCCGCGCCTGGTTCGACGCGAGCCCACAACGCCTGTGGTGGACAAGTTGACGTTCTCCCTACCGCCCGGCCTGCCCATGAAGAAGATCAAGGCGGCCGACGAGGCGATCGCGACGTCGTCCGGCAACGAGTTCATCGAGATCGCCCTGTTGCAGCCACACGACGACACCGCGCCGACAGTTCGCAGCCGCGGACCTGCGCAACCCAAGCCGGACACCGGCACCCAGTTTTCCATCATCGCCGCGAAGGCCAACCCGCTGCGGAGGGTGTTCAACTTCACCGACTTCACTGACAAGGTGCTGACGGGACGCGAGAAGGGCGTGGCGAAGATCAACTGGGCCACAGGCGTGCTGTCTGACGACTCGTTGGCGTACGACGACTGGGGTAATTCGGACAATCCGCACTTATTGGTAGCCGGTGCATCAGGAGCCGGCAAATCCGTAGTCATGTCGTCGCTCATCCTTCAACTCGCAGCCAACAACGGCCCAGGGGAGGTTCGCATCTGGATGGTCGAACCGAAGAACGAGATGCAAATTTATCGCGACCTGGATGTCACGGAGCGCTTCGTCGACACGTGGTCTCCCAACGGGGAGTTCGTGAAGAACGCAGCGGACATGGTCGACGACGCGGTCGCTGAGATGAACCGCCGCAACGAAGCCTTCGTCACCCACCCCAAGCGGCCGAAGCAGTTGAAGAAGGCGCGCGAGATCGCCATTCGCGAGTCGGAGCAAGCGGGCACCCCACTCGAACGCCACCCCCTCTATATGCCGTACCTCTTCATCATCATCGAGGAGTGCGCATCGCTGTTCTCCGGGGTCCGCAAGGAGGAGCGCGACGACCAAATGCGACTCATGGGCAGCACCACAGAACTAGCGCGCAAGGCTCGTTCTGCCGGCATCCACCTCATCCTCGCCACACAATATCCAACCAAAGAGAGTCTGCCGGTGACGATTCGTAACCAGTGTCGCTCTGTGGGAATGAAGTGCCAGAACATGGTGGCATCGCTCGTCGTCATTGGTGAGCCCGGCCTCGAAGACATCAACATCAAAGGCTGTGGCAAGGTGCGGGTCAACGGCGAGATGCGGCTGTTCCGTGGCTTCTGGGTGCAGGACGGCGACCCCGATTACGGGGAGCAGAACGACATCATCTCGACCCTCGGCAAGTTGCCCTCGAACAACGGGCAGTCCTCTGCGATGCGCAAGGCAGGCGAGACCCCACGCATCAAGTTGCCCGAACTGGGGGAGAGCGTCTTCTCGCTGTGGGACGAGTCTGCCAGCGGCGGCCGCGCGCAGGCGTCTATGGTCGCCGACGGCAAGGGCATGTACACGCCAGCGGAAGTGGCCGCCGCCGAGAAGCCAAAGCCGGAACGCCCGGAGGACATCGACAGACTCATGCGGCAGGCGCCCACGGGGCGCTAGGCGATCTCGGCGACGCGCGGGGCTACCACACTCCATTTCCGATAGTTCTGATATTCTTTCTTCATGGTCACTAGCCTCGCCGAGACGCACCCGCTGGTGGCAGCACTCTGGGACGCGGAACACAACGACGCCCCGGTGAGCGCGGTGAGCCCCCGGTCCTCAATCATCGGGCACTGGCGCTGCGTTGATCATCCCGAGCACCGCTGGTCCGCCCCTGTGTACAAGATGACCCAACGCAAGCGGGCCTGTGAGCGATGCGCGAGCCTTGCGTTTCATCACCCCGAGATTGCCGCCCAATGGGACCAGGTTGCGAACGGCATCGTTACGCCATGGGATGTGACTCGGACGTCCGGGAAGGTTTTTCACTGGATTTGCCCGAGCGACGATAGGCACCGATGGACGGCGCGAGTTAACTCACGCACCTCCAACGGCGCGGGCTGTCCGCAGTGCTCCGGACGGACGGTTACTCCCGGAGTAAACGACCTCGCCACCGTCAATCCTGGACTCGCCGCCGAGTGGGACAACGAGGCCAATGGTGCGCTCACCCCTGGCGGAGTGATGGCGGTATCGGGCGTGTCCGCCGCGTGGATTTGCTCAAGCAATCCTGCGCACCGGTGGCGGGCACAGATTTCGAACCGCAAGAACGGTGCAGGTTGCCCGATGTGCGCGGGGATTGCGGTGTCTCCGGACAATTGCTTGGCCTTCAAACACCCAGCGCTGGTTGCGCAGTTCGTTCGCTCGGTGTTCCCGGTCGGGTTGACGGCGAATGAAGTCACCGCGTGCAGCACTGTCCGCGTCCTGTGGCGTTGCGAGTCGGGTCACGAGTACGAGGCGCCGGTCTACGCTCGCACTTCCAGTCGGTCGGGCTGCCCGGTGTGCGTGAACAGGGAGGTGAGGCCAGGAATCAACGATCTAGCCACCACACACCCCGAGTTGGCTGCACAGTGGGTCGTGGCTGCGGCACGACCGCAACTCACGCCGTCCGGTGTCCCTCGCGGGGCCGACCTTGTGGTCACGTGGCAATGCCCGGAGGTCGCGACTCACCGCTGGGAAGCCTCCGTTACGTCTCGCGCGGTTAGTGGCTGCGGCTGTCCGTCGTGCCGCCCTCCACAATCCGCGCCCGAGCGTGACCTTGCGAATGTGGTCAAACTTCTCGTCGGCGATGAACAGGTATCCACGTCAGTGCGCGGCCGCATCCCCGGGGAAATCGACATACTCGTGGAGCCGCTAGGCGTCGCCATCGAGTTCAACGGGCTGTATTGGCATTCCGAGCGCGCGGGCAAAGGGTCCGACTATCACCAAACGAAGACTGTCGCGGCGCGCGAGTCGGGCCTGCAACTGATTCACGTTTGGGAGGACGACTGGACGGACCGCCGCGATGTCGTCGTGCGGAGCGTTGCGCACAGACTGAACGCAACGCAGCGGATCGACGAGCCCGGCGTGCTCAACGAACGCGACCCGCTGCTCAAAGAGCGACTTAACGCGCGCTCGCTGGTGCTGGCTCCGGTGACTTCGACCAGGGCGTCAGCGTTCCTGGAGGCCAACCACATTCAAGGCAGGGCTCGCGCCACGCATCACTTGGGACTACTTGATGACAACGGCCTCGTCCGCGCCGTCCTGTCAGTGATGCGCGGGCGGTCCGGCGAGTGGACGATCGAAAGGTTTGCCACCCGGGGCGTGGTCCGCGGGGGCTTTACTCGGCTGCTCGCATTCGCGGAACGACACATCAAGGATTCCGGGGGAGGGGTCGCTCGCTGGGTGACGTTCGCCGACGAGGCCCTGAGCGTGGCAGGCCTGTATGTCGACAGTGGCTTTGAGTTGGATAACGCGCTGCCCCCCGACTACCGCTACGTTGTCGGCAGAAAGCGAGTGCACAAGTTCAACTACCGGATCAAACGCTTTGCCGAAGACCCGTCGCTGGACTTTGTGGCGGGAGCCACGGAACGAGAGTTGGCGGCGCTTAACGGCCTGGCGAGGATCTGGGACTGCGGCAAGACGCGCTGGGTCAAGCCCGTCGGCTAGGGCGCTAAACGATCAAGGCGCCGCGCGGGACTACCACACCTCAAATGCACCAAATCTGCTACGATCACTAAGTGACTACGATTGCGGTTGGATTCCCAGACATTGCTGCGTGCTGGGATGTTGAGCGCAACGGCAAGACGCCCGAAGAGGTGGGCACGAAGTCCAGCGCAGTCGCCTACTGGAAGTGCACAGAGCACCCCAGTCACACGTGGGAAGCCTCCGCGGCGAAGATGACCCAGAGGTCGTATGTGTGCCCCCGCTGCCAGAGCGTGGCGTTCCTGTTCCCGAATCTGCTTGCCGAGTGGGACTACGAAGCCAACGGTGACTTGTCTCCGTGGGATCTGTCTGCTGGGTCGTCCAAGGAGGCGCACTGGGTGTGCCGAAAGAACTCCGCGCACCGCTGGCCGGCTCGCGTCGTGTCTCGCTCGAAGCGTGGCGCGCAATGCCCCATCTGCACGGGGCGCAAGTTGGTCTCCGGACTCAACGACCTTGCTAGCCAGTACCCGGAGGTCGCGGCCGAGTGGGACGCCGAAGCCAACGGAGACGTGACTCCGGGAAGTGTTCACTCCGGCTCGGCAGATGAAGCGCATTGGGTGTGCTCGAACAACTCAGAGCACCGCTGGTCGGCGCGCATCAGCAACCGGACGCACCAGGGCGCGGGCTGCCGAAAGTGCGCAGCCCAGAGCAGCGGCGAGAAGCGTCGAGGGCAGCCGACGAAGCGTCGAGCGTACGTGCCGTCGCCGGAGAGGTCCTTTGCGGCGCTGCGCCCGGACCTGCTGAGTGAGTGGGCGGATCCAGACCACGACCCGAAGACCACCGCCGGAAAGTCGAACACCAACATCCTGTGGGCTTGCCCAAAGCCTGGACACGGAACGTGGCGAGCGAAGGTATGCGAACGGACAGTCGGTCGCGGTGGGTGCCGCGTGTGCAGCGGCAAGGATGTCGTGAAGGGCGTCAACGACCTCGCGACGACTCACCCCGAACTCGCCCGTCAGATGGTTGACCCGGTAATCGCCGCTGACGCCATCAACTGGCGGTGCCGTGACAAGGCCCTGTGGCAGTGCGTTCGCGACGAATCGCACCGGTGGCGCGCAACCGTGCGCTCGAGAGCAGACCAGGGGAACGGATGCTCGCTGTGCCGCGGACTCCTCGCGAACAAGGGCGTCAACGACCTCGCGACGACCCACCCGCACCTCCTCGAAGAGTGGAACCACCCGAGCATCGACCCGACGACCATCAAGGCTGGCAGCGGCTTCCGCGTCCGGTGGAAGTGCTCCCGCAACCCTGCGCACGAGCCGTGGGTGACGGCCATCTCAGAGCGCGCACAGCGAGGGACGGGGTGCCCGAAGTGCGCATGGGCACCGGAGGTCGGCGAGACCGATCTCGCGACAACTCACCCGCACCTTCTCGAAGAGTGGGCCGACGAGACGGTGAGCGCCGACGAAGTCACCGCTGGCAGTGGGGCCATCGTCCAGTGGCGCTGCCGCGTCGACCAACGACACGTGTGGCCGGCGTCCGTCGCAAAGCGCGCCGCAGGGTCGGGCTGCCCGGCCTGCCGAGGACGCCTGTCCATCCCGGGCGTGAACGACCTCGCGACAACTCACCCGGAACTGGCAGCGGAATGGAACGACGCGGAGCGAGCCCCCTCGTCCGTGACTTCCCGGTCGATCTACCGCGCGACGTGGAAATGCTCCAAGAACCCCAAGCACACCTGGACGTGCCTCGTTCAGCAGCGCGCGGTCGACGGCACAGGGTGTCCGGACTGCTGGCGCCTCACATTCACTTCCAAGGCGGAGAACGATATTGTCTCCATCGTGAAGTCGCTCTGCCCGGACGTCACGATTGTTCGCAACGACCGTTCACTCGGGGGAGGGGAACTCGATATCCACGTCCCAGAACGCCAACTGGCGATCGAGTTCAACGGCATCTACTGGCACACCGAAGACGCAGGGCGTGACCGCGAATACCACCGCGATAAGACTCTGGCCGCTCGCGCTGCGGGCCTGCAACTGGTGCATGTATGGGAAGACGAGTGGGCCGTTCATCGCGACGTCGTGGTGCGTGGCATCGCGCATCGCCTGAACGCGACCGACCGCCTCGGGGCGCCCGGAGTGCTCCTGGACCCTGACCCTGCGACGTGGGAGCGACTGAACGCTCGATCTCTCACCGTCGCGGCCGTGGGTGCGACCGATGCCGCCACCTTCCTCGATGCCAACCACGTGCAAGGTGGCGTCCGTGCGACACACCACCTCGCGCTTCTCGACGAGGCCCACGCGGTCCGTGCCGTCCTGTCGGTCATGCGCGGCAAGAGTGGGCAGTGGAGCATCGAACGGTTCGCCACTCGTGGCGTGGTTCGTGGCGGCTTCACGCGGCTGCTCGTCGCAGCAGAGCGTCGCATCACGTCGGACGGCAGCACCGTCAAGAGTTGGGCCACCTTCGCGGACGAAGGCATGAGCATCGCCGGCCTGTACGCCAACAATGGCTTCGTTCTGGATGGCACGCTGCCGCCCGATTACCGTTACGTCGTCGCAGGGCAACGAGTGCACAAGTTCAACTACCGGCTCAAGCGCTTCGCGGCGGATCCGTCTCTCGACTTCGTGGAAGGCGCCACGGAGCGCGAACTCGCGGAGATGAACGGTCTGGCGAGAATCTGGGACTGCGGCAAAACGCGATGGGTGAGGGACGTCTGATGGGCAAGAAGGCGAAGATGGGCACGCCGGCGCAGCAGGTGCGCGTTGGACTGAATCTGGCGGTGTGGCAGATGCGGCTTGCCGTCGAAGACGGGCTGCTGACGCGCCTGAGTGACGCTTCCTATGAGCCTGTACAAGTGGCACGAGCGCTCTCGGACCCGGAGCGCTTCCACCGGGAACTGCACGCCGCGGAGCGACTGAACGCAACCGAGGCTGCCGCCGACCTTGGGGTTTCGGTACCTGTGTTCAAACGAGCCATGAGTCGGGTTGCGCTGGAGCCGGCCGAAGTGGTTGATGTGCGCAAGTATGGCCAGGTGCTGACGGTGCGCAAGTGGAGGCGCGGCGATCTGCGGCGGCTTGTTGCCCCGGTGATCGAAATCGACGAAGTGCTCCGTGAGAGCGTAGCGCCCGTGGCGAGATCCGAGGCGGCAAAAAAGGCTGCGTCCACGCGCCGACGAAATGCGGAGCAGCGCACCGCGGCAGTAGAGCAGATGGAGTCTGCGCTGATCCTGGGGACGCTCGACACGGAATCGACCGCATCGCTGTGCCGGCTCCACGTCGCGCTGTCGGACGACGCCTCCGGTGAGTATGCCAGAGACGCCGCGTGGGCGGAATCTGTTAGCAGGGCGCGGCTCGCCCCTGTTGAGCGCGACGAATGGCTGGCCCGCGTCGAGGCGGCAGCCGGCGGGGTCATGACGCGCCTGGAGGACGTGTGGGTTGTGGAGCAAGAATCTGGAATCGACGCGCAGGCCATCCGACGTAGGGTCCCGATGGTGGGGCACAAGGTGCTTCTCGAGTGGGTGGAGTTGCACGCTTCACGCAACCCAAACTGGGCGACGGCCGCACGTGCGGCTTTTGATCAGCGCACTGCGCAGAGGGCGGAGCGGGAGCGCGACGCTATCGCAAAGGAGGCGTGGGGGCACCAAGTCCCGACGTCTGAGGTCGCTGCGAGCGTCGGACTTGATGTGGAGACATTGCGCGCCCTGTTGCCCGGAGGGGTGACAGTCGGCGCGTTGATGAAGGTGATGGCTCTGCCGATCAACAAGCGCCCCGTGTGGGCTCAGGGCGCCGAGCGTGCGCGAGGCGAGATCGCTCGCCTTGCCGCTGTGCGCGAAGCGGAGAACGCGCAGCGGGCCGCCAGGGTCCAACGCCGTCGCGAACTGTGGGCGGGTCACCTCGGGGTCGATGTCGACTTGGTGCCAGATAGTTTCGCGAAGAGCACTGCATTCTCGCGCGGACATCGAGATCGGTCGAATAAGCGGATCAAGCGCTTCAATTGGGTTGCTGGCGCGCGGGAGGAAACAGCGTCGCGCAGACTGCGTCGGTAATTGCTCCTTGGTGCGGAACCCGAGAGTTCGCTCGGCAAGGAGACAGGACGAGTCCAGCCCTGTCGCTCGGGAGGTTCGGCCCCGCTGACGCGCGCGAGGTGATGGCGGTGAGCCGTGGCGTTTGGCGGATAGAGACCCGCGGCGAGCATCTCGTCGCCCACCGTCCGTAAGGGCAGGGACTGCGAGCGGCACTTTGGTTAAGCGGTCGGCTAGTCGCCGCCAGCGTCCGACACGAAGCGAGCGGATACCTTGACGCTATGAGCCGTTGCAGCGCCCCAGTCTGGGGGCACAAGACCGACAAGTCGCGAGAGAAGTGTCCCGTGCACCGGCTGAGCACGAAGGTCCCCGGGCGCCTTGCCGCGCCGCCGTCACCGCGCGGATCTTCTGGCGGCTCGGTGGACGACTTCCCCGAGCACACGTTCTTGGATCCCGGGATGGTGGCCTCGATCGACTACTCCCGCACGACGCGAGGGCGCGACAAGTCGTACTCGCGTGAGTGGAAGGGCCTTCACACCGCGACGAAGGGGCAGATTCGCCCAGGTCGAATCAACACGGGGTACACGATCGCAAAGGTCGCAGACCTCGCGGGCGTCGTCCGCCTAGGACCGAAGCCCGTGGCGTTTGACGCCTGCGACTTCCCGTCCGGGACCATGACAAACACCTACGCGGCTGTGATGTACGAAGCGTGCCGTTTCGCCGACGGGCTGGAAGTTACCGCCCCCGGCTCAGAGATCAACCGTTGCGTGGTGATGGGGAAACTGGTGGTCGGCGGAGGCGTGCGAGCGAAAGGGACCTACGTCAGCGGTCGCATATACATCAACGACGTGAATTCGGCCCTTGACGGTGTCGTCGTTGTCGGGCCCGTCAGTGCCCCGTGTAGCCCCGCCCTCGTGGTGGATTCGTACTCCGCGACGGGGTGGCTTCTTGGCCCAAACGTCTCTGGATTCAAGGACGGCTACTGTCGCCTCTCCCGTCCGGGGCAGTTGGTCGTCGTGCCGGACCACGAGTTGGACCGTCCGGTCGTAGAGGTCCCTGACGACGGCACGATCGGCGTGGTCACCGAGTCGGAGTCGTTGACCATGTTTGGCGACGCGTACGCGTCGCCCGTCAAGGAGGCTGCGGAGGTCGAACGCCGCATGCGGACGTTCTCGTCGCTCCTGGGCCGCCCCAAGGACGACTCTGACGGCCGGTGGCTTGACGGCCGCAACCATGGGGCCTGGACGACGCTGATCGACCTGGGCGGCATCGATGGCGACGAAGTCAACGAGGAGTCCCTTAGCGTGGCGTTGGCGCTGAGCCCGAACCCGTAAGGCCGGCATCGCTCGCCGCCGGCTGGATACCATCACGACATGAGCCTCCCGCGGTGCACCGCACCTACCGGTCACCGGACGCATTCGGGAAGGGCGAAGTGCCCGCTCCATAGTCACTCTCCGATACAGGGCCCGATCCGTCGCCCAGCGGTGCCGAAGGGCGTGGAAGTACCCGTGAACCAGGAAAGCGCCCTTGAAGCGTTGCTCACGCTGCCTCCCACGGCCACCCTCGCCGAGACGATGACCGCGTACTACCGGCTGGAGCGCCAGGCGCGCGAGTTCTTCGCGGGCAACGAGAGGACTCGCCTCGACGTATTGCGCGTACTCGCAGAGGAGCGCGGCGAGACGATTCGCGCTCGGGTCGCCATCAACAAGAGCGCCGACGAGCCGCTGCTTCGCACCCTCGCGGAGGACCCCGACCCCGAGGTGCGCAGGGTCGTCGCCCACAACTTCAAGTGCCCGCCCGACGTTCTGGATGCACTCTCGCGCGACGCGGTGAGGGAGGTGCGAAAGTCTGTCGGGATGTGTCACCGAACGCCACTCCCCGCACTCGAGCGGTTGGTTCGCGACCCCGTGCGGTTCGTTCGAGGCGCGGCCATGACGAATCCTGTGTGGCCACGAGAGGACCTGGAAAGGCTAGGGGCCGAATTCCGGGAGACGACGGAAGAGGAGGGTCTGGCCGCGAACGTCAACCTCCCACCAGAGATGCTTCGGGAGATCGCCCTGCGCGCCCCGCGCACCCCCGGCAAGAAGGAGTCGCGCAAGTTCCGTGCCGCGGCGAACCCGTCGACACCGGAGGATGCCCTGCTGGTTTTGGCGGACACCGGGGACTACAACTCGGGGCTCTTGCGAAACCCCAAGGTGCCGTCCATCGCCGTCCAGCGGATTGCGGAGGGCGGGGACGACCCGCACGTGCGGAAGCGGGCGCTCGAAGTCCGTGCCGCACGCATCTTCGAGGCCACCGGGGTACAGCCCGACAACGTGGGCGCTCAGGACTACCTCGTCGACACCGAGTGGTGGACGCTGACGCCGGACTCCCCCGAGGTGACGCTAGCCCTAGCGCTCTCCCCGGACTTGTGAGTTCACCCCAAAGCGATTCATCGGCGGGGCTAAAGACCCCGCCGCTCTCTCGCTAAAGGCTTAGGTAGCGCATGGATACCGTCCGGTCATGAGCAGCAACCCAATGATTCAGCCCTGCCCCAACGGCGGCAAGTGCGGCGCACGCACCCACGACGTGACCAAGAACCAGTTCCGTGAGTGCAAGCGGCTGGCCTCCTCGGGTATCAGGTCGATGGCCGGGGCGAGTGCAGCGCCCCCACCTCCGTCTGCTCCGCACGCCTTTGATGCCGCCGCGTTTGATGAGTCCATGGCGCAGGTGCGCACGCGACTGGCCTCCGCTGAGACTGACGCGCAAGAGGCAATACGCCGCCGGTTCGTTGGTCACGTAGATGCGCAAATTGCAGTGGCAGAAACCGTGTGCCGTCGCATCGAAAGACTGGACTGGGAACCGGATGGCGACAATGACGAGATGACTCTGGCGCTGACGTGCGGTTGCAGCGGCGAAGGTGTCGACGCCAGACGCTTCTTGGACGAGCACGACGTCTCGTCAAATATCGCGCTGGGCGTGCTCGAATCCTCGCGGGAGTGGCGGGAGTTCCCGACGTTCTCCGGATCGTCCCCAGTCAGCGCCGTCGACGACGAGGAAGACGACTACGAGCAGGTCTGGCGGTGGGACGGCATGGGTAACCACATGGAGGCGTTTGGGTTGAGTGCGAACAACGACGGTGCGCGCGCCTTCCTGCGCGACTACGAGTGGTGGGATCTCAACTCGGAGTCCCCGGAGGTCGCTCTCGCGAAAACGCTTCATCCGGGCTCGTAGCGCCTGGATACCGTCAGGGCATGAGCAATCCGATGATCCAGCCCTGTCCTAACGGCGGAAAATGTGGCGCACGCACCCACGACGTGTCGAAGGCTCAGTTTCACGAGTGCAAGCGGGCGGCGTTCGGGTTGCCGCCGACGGCCGTCTGGGCTTCTGCCCCCGTGCTGCAATCACCCGAGCCCATTGACCCAGTTGGGTCCACCGACTTCGAGGCCGCCATCAAGACTGCGTGCGACGCCGCGGGGGCGGCCGAGACGGCTTCTTATCACGCCAGGAAGAAGGCCTTCGCGGCGCAAATCGAGGCGGCGGTAGTGGTCGCCCGGGCTACCTGCAAGAGTCTCGAATCCATGAAGTGGACAGGAGACGATGAGGGCGGACAGTCAACGACGCTGGCCTTGTTCTGTGGGTGTGAGCAGGCTGAATGCGATCCCGAGGACGGACTCGATGCTGACGGAGAGTTTCTGAGCGCGCACGGCATCGACTCCTGGAACGCGCAAGGCGCGCTCGACGGCAGGCCCGACAAGGGCGACTTCGAGTCATTTCACTGGGAGGCGGACCTCAACGAGCCCAGCAAATATGACTACAAGTGGACGCGCGACTTCTTCGACGAGCACGTCACGGCCCTCGGTGTTGACGAGTCAAATAAGCCCGCTCGTGATTTCCTGCGCGATTATGAGTGGTCGACGCTGACGCCAGAATCGCCAGAGGTGGCCCTAGCGAAGACGCTGCACCCCGACGTGTAGTCGGAACAGAACTGACGGGGACTCTCGTCGGCTTTCCTGCGGAAGTCGGGTTTGAGAATTGGGCGCTTGACGGCTTCGTCCACCGCCTGCAACCTGGCGCCGTGCGCGCTTGCCAAATTGCGCACATTGCTGGGGCCACGTAGCGGAGTCACTATGCTTCCCGTAGACCGCAACAGGTTTTATTGCCGAGCAGTATTCACGAGGGAGACATGCCTGTGTCACGACAGATAGTCGTCATTCTTAAAGACGATGTTGACGGGGGAGACGGAGACGAAACTGTCAATTTCGCGCTGGATGGCGTCACCTACGAGATTGACCTTTCAACGCAGAACGCGGACGCACTAAGGGCGGCGATGGAGCCCTGGATTTCTGCGGGCCGTCGCGTCCGCTCGAAGCGGTCAGAGTCCGCGGGCGGGACAACCCGGTCGGCCAAGCGCGATTCCACCCGGATCAGAACGTGGGCGGCGGCCCACGGCTACGAGGTCGGCGAACGCGGGCGCATCCCCGGGGACGTCGAGAAGGCGTACTTCGACAGCCTGTGACCTTGGCGTGGATACCGTACGGGTATGAAGTGTTCAGCGCCCGTGGAGGGGCACACCAGTCGGTCGGAAGAGTTGAAGTGTCCGGCGCACGGCAAGAGCGACCCCGCGCGGCGCTCTGCTCGTGCACCTTCCGCGCCGACCAGTCCTGACGGCGCATACCCCAACGCGGACGTCACGGCCAAGGCGTCCGCCAATGGCGCCGCCACTCGGGGGCTACGAGTGTCCGGCACGCTGACCGCAGCACACAACTCCGTCGTCGAGGACTGCGTTGCTGGCGCCATCACCGTGAATACCGGCGCCACCTTGACGGACTGCCACGCCATCGAGAGCGGCCAGCAGGAAGACCGCCCGCCAAACGCCTTCATCGAGGGGTACTGCAGCGACATCTCAATGACCAACTGCACTGCGCAGGGCATCAAGTTGCAGATCAGGAACTCGTCGATCGTCGACTGCCACGCACGAGGCAACTTCGCGATGGAGAGTGCGGTGGAGAGCGAGGTCGTTGGGTGCACGTCAGATCGCATGATCGTGCTGGACGACGGATACAAGACTCGGGTCGTCATCACGGAGCCCGGGCAGATTTTCGTGTCTCCTAGATCCAACTTGGAGTGCGCCGTCGAGTGCCCGATAGACCTCACCATCATCCTTCCGTCCGACCACCCGTGGCATAATCCCAGGAGCGGCGATGACGTGACGTGGATCAACAAGGAGATCGCTCTCCGCCGATCGCTGGTGCTGCGCCCAAAGGACGGCTCGCACGGTCTTTGGCTGGACGCACGCAATGAGAAAGCCTGGGAGGCTCTTCTCGAGTCCGCCGACCTGGAAGCCTGCTCGGTCGAGGACAGCGCCGTGTTCGTCGCGTTGGCGCTATACCCGAACCCCTAGGCTCGGTCTGGCTCAATCCAACTGTGTGGTAGCCTTTAACGCATGGGAGCCACATTGGGTATCGGTATCGCAATCCTTTTGTGGTCGGCCGCGGCGGCGCTGTCCCTTCCACAGACGGTCGCGGCCACTCACTTTCTTGCACGCTCCCCGGTCACCCTGGTCCACGAGTTCTCGCACGTCGTAGCGGCAACGCTCACTGGCGGCTTCTCGTGGAGTCTGCGCCTCTCGGGCGCCGGGGGAGCGCGGGTACGAAGCGTTCACCTCACACTCGCCTCGCACCTGGTCACGCCCCTCGCCGGCTATCTGGGACCGCCCCTCGTTGGCGCGATGGTCGTGGTGCTAGACGTCAAGATGAATGGCGCCATGTGGGACTCCGCCCCGGTGCTCCTGTTCGGAATCGTCGGTGTCTCCTGTCTGCTGCTGTCGAGGGACTGGCGCGCACTCCTCGCCTCCGCGTGGCTCCTGGCACTGGTCGGGGTGCTCATGCAGACCGGGTGGACGCTTCTCGCGCCAATCGGTCTGGCGTTGTGCTTGGTAGGGACCGTCGACACCATCCGGCTCGTCATCCTGCATTCACGTTTCGGTTCCGACATGCCCAGCGACGCGGTTGACGCCGGCCGAGGGGTCGTGCCACCCGTGGCGATCGCGGTCCTGTGGGCCACGGTCGCCATCGCGTGCACCGTCGCTGCCGTGCTCGTCATCGCGCGGGTCTTGTGACTCCGTGTTGGACACCATTAGCGCCCTCAAAAGTGTGGTAGTTTTCGCACGGGCATATTGAAACATCAAGGGAGAGAAGTGAGCGTAGCGGACGAAGCAGGGCAAGCGCTGAGCCCTGCATTTAGCGACGCCTACGCCACGGTGTACCAGGGCGACTGCGAAAGCGTTCTCCCTCAACTTCCCGCCGAATCGGCGGACTCAATAGTCACCGATTCGCCCTACGGCCTGACGATGATCGACGAGGCCAAGACCCGAGCCGCACTCGACCAGTGGCTGTCTGGCAACGACTCGTTCGTTCCTGATGGCGCCGGTTTCATGAGCAACGAGTGGGACCGTTTCGTGCCCCCGCCGGCCACGTGGAGAGCAGCAGCCCGCGTCCTCAAGCCGGGCGGTTACGTGCTGTGCTTCGCCGGGTCGCGCACCGTGGACCTGATGATGCTGAGCCTGCGCCTCGCGGGCCTTCACATCGCAGGGACGACCGAGTGGGTCTACGGCACGGGCATGCCCAAGGCGTCCGACGTGTCCCGCACGATCGATAGACACCTCGGTCACGAAGGTGAGGTCGTTGGGTCGCGTCTGGTGGACACCAGCATCCGCAACCAGAACCTGCACTCCGGCTCCCGCACCGCGATGATGGTCACCCAGGACGTGCGCTCACTCAGCGCCCTCGCCCAGCCGTGGGAGGGCTGGTATCCAAACCTCAAACCCGCCCACGAGCCGGTCATCATCGCGCAGAAGCCGCGCGAAGACGGAAGCGTGGACTCACGCAAGGTACCGCCCTTCCGCTACATCGCCAAGGCCAGCACGTCAGAGCGGCCCGCCTACTTCGACGAAGAGGGCAACGAGGTCTCGCACAACACAGTGAAGCCCGTGGCTGTGATGAAGTGGCTCGTCTCGCTGGTCACGCCCGTGGGCGGCACGGTGCTCGATCCGTTCGTCGGCTCGGGCACGACATGCGAGGCTGCAACGCTCGTCGGTGTCGACTCCATTGGAATCGAGTTGGACGCCAAGCACATCCCTCTGGTGGTGGCCCGCATGACCAGCAAGGACCTCTGGGGCGGCTCGCTCTTCGACTGGAACATGCAATGAGTGGCTGGGGTGTGGCGCTTGAAGGCCTGCGGTCTCGCGAGAGCGGATCGTTCGGCAGCGCCGTCATCGACGTCGAATGGGATCTCGAAGCGCCCTCGCTCGCCGTGCCGCCCGCCGCGTTGGGCGAGATGCCCATGATGCGGGTGGCGAAGGAGTGCGCTCGAGTGCTGCTTCCCGGTTCGGTCGTCGCGCTGCGAGTTCCCTCTCGTCTCGTCGACATTGCGGGGCTCGCTCTGCGACTTGCCGGGTTCGAGTTCCGCGACTCCATCGCCGTGCTGGACGACGAACAGCCTTCGTACTGGATCATCGCTCGTGCTGCGCTCGATGGCACACTGCCCGCCAACGTGCTCAAACACGGGACTGGCGTGCTGAACGTCCGAGACACCAGAATCGCGGCCGCAGGCGGTGCGTCCGCGGGCAAAACGGCGACGCCCGGAGGCCGCTTCACTCCCAACGTCATCCTCTCGCCCGCGGCCGCGATAGAGATGGACCGTCAGGCGCCCGTGGCTGGCGCAGGAGGCCCCGCTTCTGGACCCACGTTCTCTGGCGCCTCGAAATCGAACTCGATGGCAGGGCACTTCTCCGGCATGGGCGATCGCTCCCCCTCCTTTCACGCGGACAGCGGGGGAGCGTCGCGCTTCTTTCCGACTGTTGACACGATTGCGTCCGACTGGATTGGGGTGCTCATCGGCGTGCCAGCAGCACCAACCTTGAATGTCCCAGCGATCGTTTCAGACAGCAAAAGCCTCCCACACCGGTTGATAGCATGAGGAAACACCTACAAGGAGCGCGATGTACCCCAAAGTTCGCTTGATCTGGGAGGACGAAGTCCGCCTCAGCGATGCGATCTTCCCTGCGCGCGAAGTTCGGTTGCGCCTTGGGGGCTCAGAGGCCACCACACAACTTGATCAGGACGTCTTGGCGAAGGCTCAGGTCGCGATGGACGAACTTGTCCTGTCGCACTCGACCCTCGCGCAACGCGCAGCCGACGAGGTGCTCTTTGGCTCTCCGTCGTCGGCGACCATCGATCGTGAAGACCTCGTCCAGGTCGGCATGATCGCCATGTACTCGTGCGCGAAGGCATTCGACGCGCGACGCCGCAGCGATGGCATCGACCGTGACACCGGTAACCGCTTCTCGTTCTACGCGAAGATGTACATCAAGCGCGCCATGTACCGCACCCTGAAGGGTGGCGACGCGCTGATGACGGGATCCGTGGCAACACGCGACCGCACGCGAGAGTGGCTCAACCACCGCGACGCACTCGCCGAGGAACTTGGCCGCAAGCCCACACTCGTCGAGGTGTCCGAGTATTGCGGCATTGCCATAGACACCATCGACATGACGCTGCTCGGACGCCGGGCCGTCATCAGCGCACCATCGGGCACCAGCGACGACGGCGAGGAGATGGAGGTCGATGCAGGGGAGCCGGAACGCACTGGCGACGTTGACGACCAGATCCTCGCAGAGGCGTACGCGCTCGCACTGGACCGGGTGCTGCGATCGGTCCTTATGCCCGATGAAGTCGACGCGTTCTCTCTCTGGATGGGAATTGACCGGGCCGTGCCGCGGTCCGTGCCCGAAGTGGCCAGAGAATTGGGCTTCAAGGTCGCTCCGACTATGGAACTCGTTGGCCGGGCCGTTGCGCGACTGCGCCACCCACAAAACTTGACACTGATTCGCGAGGCGGCACGTGATGCCCTCGATGCGATTGAGGGCGCTCACCAGGAGTTTGCTGCACTAGAAATGGCGCGTCGATAAGACGTTCGCGGGGACCAAGAGAGGCTGCACCCATGACGAATTATGGAGCCGATGACATCATCGCGCTTGAGGGGCTCGAAGCGGTCTATCGTCGTCCCGCAATGTATGTCGGCACCACAGATAAGCGCGGCTTTCACCACCTGCTGTGGGAGATCGTCGATAACTCCGTAGACGAGGCAATGGGCGGTCACGCCAACCGCATCACCGTGACGATTCACGAGGACGAGTCCGTCACCGTGACGGACAACGGCCGCGGCATCCCCGTCGCGAAGCAGACCCATGGGTCATACAAGGGCATGTCGACCCTCGAAATGGTCATGACGGTGCTGCACGCTGGCGGCAAGTTCGAGGGCAAGGGCTATCAGTTCTCCGGCGGCCTGCACGGCGTCGGCGTGTCCGTCGTCAACGCGCTGTCGACCCGCGTCGAAGTGCAGGTGCGCAGAGACGGCCAAATCCACTCGATGGCCTTCGCCGGCAAGAAGAAGAAGGTCCGCGGACAGACCGAGTCGTTCATCCCAGGGCTCGTCGACGAGCCGCTCAAAGTCATCGGCACCACCAAGACGAAGGCCGAGACGGGCACCCAGACGAGGTTCTGGCCGAACCTGGACATCTTCACGTGCGACACGTGGGACTCCAAGTTGGTCCTCGCGCACATGCGCCGCAGCGCCTTCCTGAACCCAGGTCTCACGTTCGTGTTCTCGGACGAGCGCCACAGCGACGCACCCGTCGAGTTCTGCTACCCCAACGGCCTGGCCGACTTCATGGCAGAAGAGGCCGCGGAGCGCATCGCAGACGACGAGGAAGCGTCGATCGACAACGTCCACCCGAAGGACGCAATCGTCCTCAGCGGGGCTGCGGAAGACGGCACGGGACAGTGGGACCTGGCGATGCTGTGGTTCCCTGACGAGCGCTACGTCATCCACTCGTTTGCCAACGGCGTGAACACGCCCAACGGTGGCGCACACGTCAAGGGCCTCGAAGAGGCCATGACCGCGTCGCTGAACAAGTACGCCCACCAGGACCACATCGCACTGCTGGGGGAGAAGGACCAGAACCTCGCCGCGTCCGACTGGCGCTCCGGCTGCGGCTACGTGATTGCCGCGAAGGTGCGCGAGCCGCAGTTCGTCGGCCAGACCAAAGAGGAACTGTCCAACCCCGAGATCAAGGCGATGGTGAAGAGCCAATTCTCTGTGCAGTTCGCGCAGTGGCTTGATGCCCACCCGGCCGAGGCGAAGAACCTCGTCGAGCGCTTCGTGCAGCAGATGCGGTTCCGCATCAAGATGGCTGACTTCGCCAAGTCCGAGAAGTCCAAGGGCAAGCAGGGCTTCCAGGCCGCCAAGTTGCCGCTGCCGGCCAAACTGGCTGACTGCTCGCGCCACACCGGCGCCGAACTGTTCATCGTCGAGGGTGACTCCGCTGCCGGTCCAGCCATCAAGGCCCGCAACTCGGGCTTCCAGGCGGTCCTGCCGGTAAGAGGCAAGGGCCTCAACATCGAGCGGGCACTCAACGGACGTGACGCCGAGTCGAAGATCTCCGACAACCGAGAGGTCCAGGGGATCATCGCCGCCATCGGCGCCGGCTCGCAGGACATGTTCGACCCGTCGAAGATGCGCTACGACAAGATCGTCATGCTGATGGACGCGGACCCTGACGGTCGGCACATCGCCATCCTGCTGATGACCCTGTTCTACCGACTGATGCCGCAACTGGTGGAGGACGGTCACCTGTATGTGGCACGGCCGCCGCTGTTCGGAACCAGGCAGAAGGACAAGAAGGTCTACCTGTCGAGCGAGGCTGAACGCGACGCCTTCCTCGCAGCGAACCCTCGTCACGCGGATCCGATGCTCCGATTCAAGGGTCTCGGTGAGATGAACTTCCGCGAACTCGGGGAGACCACGATCGAGCCCTCGACCCGTTCACTGGGGCGGCTCGTCATCGAAGACGCTCTGCAGGCCGACGCAACGCTCCGAAGCCTCATGGGCTCCAACTCGGCGACCAAGTGGGACGTCCTGAAAGATGCAGTGTTCGACGAGGAGGATGTCGCATGAGCCCGCAGAAGGCACCAGTCAGCACGGCACTTGCGGCAGAGGACGTCGACTTCTCGGTCGAAGCCACCAACGCCTTCGTCGAGTTCGGTTCGTACTCCAACTCGCGAGCCATCCCGGACGTGCGTGACGGGCTCAAAATGGGTGGCCGCCGCACCATTTGGGCCTTCTACAAGGCGAACGCCGTTCCCGGCAAGCCGACACGTAAGGCGGCACTCCTCGTCGGTCAGGTCATGGCGTGGCACCCGCACGGTGACGCGGGCATCTACGACGGCGTCGTCACGATGACGCACGTGCCGTCCGATGGTCCGCCCATCCGCAAGTTGGTGCCGCTGGTCTACGGGCAGGGCGGTTGGGGCGACATCGACAACGGTGCTTCCCAGCCGCGTTACACGGAGGCGCGACTGAACGACGAGTCCATGCTGCTGCTCGGGCTGTCCGAGTCCGTGCTGGGCGCCGGAGAGGCCGCCGAGGTCGCCGAGAACGGCGTCCGCCTGGTGAAGAACTACTCAGGCGAACTGGACGAGCCGACCGTGATGCCCGCGTTGTGGCCGCAGTTCGTCATCAACGGCGTGGAAGGCATCGGTGCGGGCGTCTCCACGTTCACCCCCGGCCACCACCCTGTAGAGGCACTCGACTTGGCGTTGTCGCTCGTGGATACGGACAACCCGCGCTGGGCGACCATTCAGAAGTTGATGCCGGGCCCCGACCTGCCCGCCGACTGCGACATCTACGACATCGACGGCGGCATTGAGTCCTACATGACGACCGGCAAGGGCCAGTTCGTGCAGCGCGCCCGCTACGAGGTCATCCCCACGGAGGGCAAGGGCAACAAGGGCAGCACCATGGTTGTCACCGGCTTCCCGTTCCGCGTCTCTCCCGCCATGGTCATTGAGGGCATCAACGATCAGATCGCGTCCGAAGACCTCCCTCCGATGTCGATGCGCAACCTGTCCGACGGTGACGGCTTCCGCCTCGAAATCGACCTTGGCAACGGCGACACCGAGGCGATCATTCAGCGGCTGCTGTACCTGGGACGCAAGGTGCACCTCCAAGAGACCTTCTCGGTTAACTCGTGGGCGATCGTCGACAACCAGGTCCGTCGCGTGTCCACCGTCGACGCGCTGCGTCACTGGGTGGCTCACCGCCGCACGGTGATCCGTCGCCGCACAAAGTTCCGTCTCGACAAGGCCGAGGAGCGCCACGAGATCGTCGTCGGCCTGCTCAAGGCAGTGCCGATCGCTCACCTCATCGTTGAGGTCGTCCGGTCCAGCGCGAACCGCGCCGAAGCGGCCGTCGAGATGACTAAGCAGTGGGGCTTCACGGAGCGCCAGAACCAGGCCATCCTCGACATGAACGTCGGGCAACTGGCCCGCATCGGTGTGGAGCGCTACGAGAACGAGAAGATCTACCTCGAAGCGCGTATCGCCGACTGCAAGGAAATCCTCGGAGACCCCAAGGCGCTGTCTGCCCGCCTCAAGGACGAGATCCGTGCGACCAAGAAGCACTTCGCGGGCCACGAGCGACGCTGCCGCCTGATGGAGGGCTGCGCCAAGGTGGAACGCCCCAAGGTCGCAGTGAGCATGGTGCCTTCCAAGAAGATCTATCTCGCGCACACATCCACCTGGTATTTGCGCCAGGTCGCCAAGCGCAACATCAACCCCATCGTGGGTGTTGACCACGTCGTCGGGTTCCTGGAAACCACGAGCCACGACATGGTCGACGTCGTCACCAACAGGGGCAACCTGACTCGCATCAAGGCCGACTCGGTCCCCGACAAGGCGACCCGCGCGGATGCGCTGGTCAAGGTCGAGGTGGGAGAGCGGGCGATCCTGGCGGGGTCAACCGCCGGCGGCGCTGACGTCATCCTGGTGACCCGCAGCGGCCTTGTGAAGCGAGCCGGTCACGACGACAACTCGGCGATGCGTCCGGGGCGCGCGTACTGCGTCCAGCCGGTGTCTGACGGCGACGAGGTCGCCTGGGCCTTCCACGCCCGTCCTGGGGCCGATGAGAGGCTCATCGGGATCACAGCGAACGGGTACGTGCTGGCCGTGAACGCCGACGACCCTGTGTTCCGTGCGAGGTCACGTACTGCGCGAGGTAACTCGCTCATCAACGTGGTCAGCGGTGACTCACTCGTGTGGGTTGGACTGGTAGGCGCCAAGGATCGCGTCGTCGCCTGGACCGAAGCCGGCGGCACCTTCGCGCTCAAATCTTCGCAGATGAACACGCTCAACCGCGGTACGAAGGGCACCCGGGTGTGCCACCACAAGTCGCTGGTCGCCGGAGCCACATCCGGCCCCGGCCGCACGTTGGCCATGTTCAACATCGGAGATGAAGGCGATGCAGCACGCGAAGTCGACGTGCGGACGCTCACCGAAGGGCCCGAGGTCAAGCGCCCCACTGTCGTCGACGGGATCACCAAGGCTGGCACCGTCATCTGGCTGACAGAAGCAGGCAGCCTTGCCGAAGACGGTGAGGAAACAGCATGAGTGAGTCGACGACGTTCGCAGCGCTATTCCTCCTCGTTCTCGCGCACTACGTGGCCAACTCCGGGATGCAGGCGGGGCAAGTTGCCTATGAGAAGGGCCGGACCCGCGGAGACTCGAACGGCCCCCGGGGGCTTGTCGCGCACGCGTGCATTCACGGGGCCACAGTTACTGCGGCACTAATGGCCGTGGGTCTTCCGTGGCTTGTCCCTGCGATGACGACCATTGTTGTGTACGGCGTGATCGGTTCCTTCAAGAGCGCACGCACTGATTGGGTGCTGCACGCGGGTCGTATCATCTTTGTTTGGCTCTTGGCGCTCAACCTGTGAGCCCCAGCAGGGCAAAGAGCACATGGTCGTCTCGAGGAAGTGCCTGCGGGCGTTGTTCTTCGTGAATCGAGGCACGAACCGCTCCGGGTCGCGCAACCGTCCGTGGACACCAGGTCAGGCCCCGTCATCTGGCTGACAGACGCAAGCAGCCTTGCCAAAATCGACGAGGCCGCTTGATGAATGCCCGGGTGGACACCTTCACCAAAATGCCGCCAGGAAGCCCCGTCCGTAAGGGCGGGGAGGATGTCAATATGCGGACTTTGAAGGCGGGGAGTACCCCGTCATGCAGGGCTCGCCGAGCCACCGCGACTCCGGGGCGACGCACCCACTGAACCCACTGCACCCGGAAGAGCGCGCCGTGCGCAGGGAGTTGTGTCGCCGCAAGAGCGATGACTCCGAGGGCCGGTATCTCCACCCGCACAATCAGGCAGCGTGGAGTGCACTGCTCGAGGGCGGGTACATCGAGCGGCACGAGGTGTTCTCCGACGATGGCTACGAGGATGGCGAAACGCACTCGTTGGACGACTCGCACCTGATGCTGGTCCTGGCCCTCTACCCGAACCCGTAGGGCCGCCGAACTACTTGGCTGCGGCCTCTGCTGGCGTCGCTGCATCACGAGCGATACGGCGGATCTCTGGTGGCACAAACGCGGGGATGGCCACCGTGCGGTCGATGAGACCGTCCTGCATGGCCTTGGCTCCCACTGTCGCGAGTCGGCCGAGCGCTTTGGAGAGTCCCGCACGGTCTGCCTCGGTAGGGGCGGCACAGGCGAAAGCCCAGCCTCCCACGTAGCAGTCCAGCGAGAACGTGCCCTTGTCGTCGAGTGCGCGGTCGGCCAGGCGCGTGAGCACCTGTGCGGCCTGGTCGTGACGCAGGTCTGGATCCCAAGGGGAGCCCGCTTCTGCGATCACCGCGTCCAGATCAGTGGCCTTTGCGAGTTCACGCGGATCCGCTGCGCGAACCCACGAGATCACGCTCGTCTCCGACGTGTTGTCGGCCCGCTGAGCGAGAGCGACCGCAGCGATATCCGCCCAATGCGGGCCGAGCAGCGCCCGACACACCTCGACGATGTAGTGCTGCGTGACATAGTCCGGCGAGTCCGCGAAGACGTCTTCGATCAACTCGGTCATCCGAGCCATTTCCGTCACGGCACGCTCGGTGTGTTCGAGCATGTCCCACGGCACGAGTGTGCCCGGCGTCCACCGGTTATCCACGGCACGGAATACCTTGTCGGGGTCCTGGTCAAACATCCGGTTCACGAGGCGGACAGTGGACTCGCGCGGCGGCGTGGTGGCGCCAGCAAAGCCGGTAGACCACTCGTCGACGAACAGTTTGCGGTCGCCGAACCAGGCGACGTGCCCGCCGCGGTTCAGGACGGCTTCGTTGAGGGGGATGACGCTCGATACAGCGCCCTCGGGGTTTGCGGCCATGACGATCGAGATGTGCTTGGAAATATCAGCGTCCTCGAACTTGCCGTGGGTGAGCAGACCCAGCATCGCGTTCTGCTGGCTGGGCATACAGGTAGTCAGTTCGTCCACGAAGAGAATCGTCAGGCCGTTCGCTTCCTCGGCGTGCCGCATCACTTGCTCGGCGACGCGAGGGATGGAGCGCTGCATGACGGTCTTGTCGCCCTCGCGGGAGGTGTACATCATGCCGTGGATGATCGTCGGGTCCTGCGTCGACGGTTGCAGCGTGATGACCTGGTACGGGACATCGTTGTTGTCGCGCTCGCGGCCGAGTGCCTCGATGGTGCGCGTCTTGCGGGCGCCCACAGGTCCCCAAAGCGTCACGGGGGTGCGGTTGGCCAGGAAGAGACGGAGCAGGTCTACAGCCACCCTGCGGGGGTTGTGGACGAGTTCCGCGGCGCTGGTGGCGTTGGTGCCCCAGAGCCGCTCCGTGGCGGCTAGCGGCAGGAAGGACGGGTCAGGCACGCTGTCCTCGGAAGGACTCGCCGTCGAACGAAGCGATGGTGGATGAGTCGCGGATGCGGTCCCAGCCGCTGTCGCCAACGATGTCTTGTAGGCCGATGCCGTCGCGATTGCCGCGAAGAGCCATGTTGCTGGTGATGATCGTGATCCGATCGTTGGCCCACCGGGAGTCGATGAGACTCCACAGGCTACGGCGTTGGTGGTCAGACATCCCGTCGTTCATCGCGCCGAGGTCGTCGATCACCAGGATGGGCGCCGCGCAAAGGTCTTCGAGCACTTCCGCTGCGCTGCGGCCTTCCCAGCCGAACGAGAACTGGGTGAGCATGCCGGTCGCCGCAACGAAGCGTGCGGACAGGTGGTGAGTCTTGATGAGTTCGGTCACCAGCGCACACGCGGCGGTCGACTTTCCTGTGCCCGTAGGACCCGTCAAGACGAGGAACTTGGTGGGAGCCTCCAAGTAGCGGGAGAGCGTGAGCGCGTCCCCTCGACCGAGGGCGCCCGACCAGTTGGAGCCGTTGGTCAGCGTCTCAACGCCGAACGCGCGGTATTGCCCTGGTGTTTGGCGCGCAAACTGCTCAAGCGCGTGCTCAATAACTTCGTCAGCGGCCTCGGCCTGACGTTGGGCCAGTCGGTCGAGTCTGCGGGTCGGGGTAATCATGCGGGAAGACTACCACACAATTGCGATCGCTCATCCGCTATGCGCCGCCTGGATACTCTGTAACCGTGAGCGAGTGCACAGCGAAGTCCGGGCAGCACGTCTCCGAGCGCGCGGCGCAGAAATGTCCCGTGCACAAGGTCCGTGACGGAAGTGCACCAATGTCTCCGGCCCGCGCCGCGGGGCTCGCCAGGGCGAAGGCCGCACCGCCCGCCTTCGCCGGGCCGCTCAACTTGCCTCAGAACAGCGCGTCGTCATCCTCTCTGGTCCCCCTCAAAGGGTTCCACAACGTCGGGTTCCGGCTCGAAGCCAAGCACCGGGCCGTGTTTCGTCCAGGGACGTCATTCGGTGGCTGCACCTTCGAGGACGGCCTTGGCCGTTCAGATGACGGATCCGCCGACAAACACGCTGCATTGGCGCTCATCGACTGCGAGGTCTACGGCGACTCTCACCTGGGCACCGGGTCGCACATCCTCGACAGCACCGTGCATGGCTCCTTGTCTCTCGACAACGCACGCGCAGAGCGCTGCACAATCGAAGGGTCGGCGGAGGTCCACTTCGGTGCCGAGTTGGTCGACTGCGAGGCCAAGCACGTGGGCGTGGACACTGGGGCGACGGCATCTTTCACGAAGCCGGTGGGCGTAGGGTCCGGGCCGCAGGTGCACATCAACACGGGCCTCTGGGGGCAAACGCCTGCGAAGATCCACCTCGCGGCCGGCGGCGTCATCCACGCCTCCCCGGAGGACGTAGAGGTGACAGGTGCTCTCGACTTCGTTGTGCTGGTCGAGCCGCCGAGCAAGGTCGCAGAAGATAGCGCCGTGTGGAGGTCGAACGAGAACATCGCCAGGGCGCGTTACGCGACGGCCGTGGCGACCGATCGCTCCGACCCCTTGTGGCTTTCGACCCAGAATACCGACGCGTGGCAGATGATCTTCGATGGCGGATACGTGGACGCAACGGACTCCGACCCGCAGCCCGTACCGGAAGAAGTCCGGTCGTGGGTGCTCGCGCTGTACCCCAATCCGTAGCGTCTAACCCCGGCTAAAGGTGTGGTAGGCTTTCGTCTTGCACTCACCTTTGGGAAGTCGGAGACATGTCGCAAGAATCAAGCACGAGAACCTCTATGGCGCTGCCGCACGCCCCGGCGACCGAGGCAAGCGTCCTGGCATCCAGCCTTATTGACAACCGGTACTGGCCGCTAGCCGAGTCGCTCGACCCCGACGTGGAGACGCTCTTCTATGAGCCCGACCACGCCCGTGTAGCGGCAGCAATGCACAGGCTCTTCGCCGCGGGACGCATGGTCACCGAGGACTCCGTCATCGACGTGATGCGCACCACCGGTGATGAAATTGAAGGCGGCACGCGCGACTTCCTGCTCGAACTGGCGCTGCGCGCGTCTGCTCGCGAGCAGCGCGAGTTCAAGGACCAGATTTCAACCCTCGCCGAGAAGCGCACCCTGCGGGGGATGCACTCGTCGCTCTTGCAGTTGTCGGAGCGCGCTCGCAACGAGGAGGCGACACCGGCAGAACTGGCCGAGGCCGCGCGCTCTGTGGCCGAGACAGGCCGCAGCGGGGCCGGGCCCATCAAGCGGTTCGGCGAGTACATCGACTCGATGGACGCCAAGGCTTCGTACCGGATCCCAACGTGCCTCAGCGGGCTGAACAACATCATTGGCGGCTGGGAGTCCGGACGCACCTACGCGATCGGCGCACGGCCGAAGGTCGGCAAGTCCGCCTTGGCGCTCAACTCTGCCATCAGCGGGCTCGCGTCCGGGGCTGTCGTCGTCGTGTTCTCCTTTGAGATGTCGCGACGCGAGTTGTGGGGGCGGCTGCTGGCTTGTGCGGCCGGTCTTGACGTGACCCTGGTTCAGAAGTATCTGAACAAGGAGATGTCGATCGACGACTTCCCTGCCGAGCAGCGTGAGGACCTCGAAGCGACTGTCGACCAGTTCCGTGTCGCAGACTTGTTTATCGTGGAGGAGTCTGACGTTCGCTCGGGTCTTCACGACGTGATCGCCACCATGGTCGATATCAAGGCGCGCTACGGCGACCGGAAAATGGTCGTCTTCGTTGACTACCTGCAACTGCTCGTCAGGGACGCCCACGAGACGGTCGCGGAAGTGACCAACATGACCCGCGAGTTCAAACTCATGGCCGGGCGTCTCGACATCCCCATCGTCATGCTGTCGCAGATCAACAGAGGCGGCGCAGGCGGAGACACAGGGATGCCGAGCCCGCACCACATGAGAGGCTCCGGCTCCATCGAGGAGGCCGCCGACGTCACCATCCTGATGCACCGCAAGCACCTCGACGACAACGACCACCCCGAGTCCGACATGCAACTGCACGTGGCGCTGTCGCGCTACTCGAGCAATGGCTGGGTGGACGCGTTCTATGCGGTCCGGGAGCAGATCCTGTCCGACGCCAACAGCGACGGGCAGCCGACGGGGGAGGGCGACCACGAGTCACGCCAGTCGTCACGCCCCGCAGGCGCCACCACGCGACCCGCAGAGGTTACGGCCGAGGTGGACGTAGACGACCCCGACTTTGACGACGCCAGCGTCGACGAGTTGGACCCTGAGTACAGTTCCTAGACCCCACACGAAAGAGGAGACTCCATGGACGGCGACAAATGCGTTGGATGCGGGACGGCCATCACGGATGAGAACGCCACACAGGACCCCGACGGCGTGACGTACGGGCTTTGCGATGAGTGCGCTGGCGACTGAGTCCGCCTACACAGAAGCGCCGGGGTTTCCCTCCGGCGCTTCTGTGTTTCTGCTGTCGGGTGTGGCGCCTAGGCTGCCGCATCCCTCATCAGATGATCCGACTGTGCTTCCTGTGTGACCAGGTTCGCGATCTGCGCGGCGCGGTCCTCGAAGTCTTTGCGCATGCCCTTGAGCATGCCGCCGTTGGAGTACGACCGGCGCATCGCGTTGAACCTGTTGATCATGAGGTGGCGCTCGCGCTCATCCAGTCCGCCCCAGACCCCGAACGTGTCGTTGCCGATGGTGCTTGCGGTGAGGCATTCGAGGCGGAAGGAGCATCCCTGGCACTCGTTCTTGGCTTCGTCGTACTTGGCTCTGTTGCGCAGCACGATCTGAGTGAACTTGGCGATCGAGATGCCAGCGTCCTTTTTCTTATCCTGATTCGTGTTGACCTCGGCCTCGTCCTGGTTGGCGTCTTCATCGCCCAGCGGGTCGAGCGTCGGCTCCCAGAGGATTGCGTCTAGGTCGGCATCTGACGGGAAGAAGATTTCGGGGTTCACGTCGTCGGACTGGCAGTTGGCTGTTGACGGCATCGTCGGTGGCTTCACGTGGTGCTTGGTCGCGAGGAGCCATGTCAGGAATGCGTGCTCGACGAAGTGCGTCACGACGTTGTTCGCAAGTCCGCCGAGGGCAACGTACGAGCGCCCGGTGGGAGGCCTGTGGCGAATGGTGATCCCGTCGCCAAGAAGGCTCTCGCTGATGAGAGCGCTGATGCTTTCCGATCCATCACTGTCACGCGGGGACTCGACCCCCGCGTGGAGGTCGGTGTCTGCGGAGCGGGTGCTGATCATCGGCAGTATCTCTTCCGTTCGTGGCCGGGATTGGCTATGCTGCTGAGGGAAGACTACCACACCTTTGCCGAATAGCAACAACGCGCGCGGAGACGCAAAGTGGCCCAGAGCGCAAACGGATATGGTGGGCTTGGATACTCTTGGAGTAGACAAACCTTCCACACGAGAGGACGACCATGTCGAAGGCCTTGATTCCCTGCCCATTGGGTGCGCAGTGCCGCACCGGCTCCACCCTGGGGCACGAACCCGGAAGCGACGCGTTGCGTGACTGCACCGCAGCCGCAGTCGGCTCGGGACAGGCTTCGGCCACCCGCGGTCAGCACGACCCGACCGCCGCGTACCAGCAGTTAACCGACCCCATGAAGCGCCTGACCTCTCAGGTCAAGCGCGCGTTCGGCGCTGACGGCCGCGGTATCCCCAACCTTGTGGGCCCTCCCGGTATCGGCAAGTCGGCCATCGTCGAGAATATGGCGCGGTCCATGAACGCGGACTACATGATCTTTGACGTGTCATCCCTGGATCCGGACATCTTCAACGGCATTCCGTACAACCCGGGTGGCGAGGTCCCCGAAGGCATGATGGTCATGGCAGGGCGCCTCTACGAGCGCGAGGTCGTGTCGATGTTCTCCCGCTCGGACAAGAAGGACAAGCCGCTACTCGTCTTCCTCGATGAGATCAACGGTGGCAAGGAAGCGCTGATGTCGTCCTTGCAGAAGGTCATGACCGGACGCATGTTGCCGCAGGAGGGTGTGTCGCTCAACGACAACGTCTTCCTGGTCGCAGCGATGAACGATGCAGACCAGACGTCCAACGGTAACGACCTCGCCGCGGCCATGGTGTCGCGTCTGACGCCGATCCCCGTGAACCCGAACTTCGACGAGTGGACGAACGGAGAACTGACCTTCTGGGGCCAGGGGTACAACGAAGAGCGAACATCGGCTGTCGCGCGCGCCCTGGACCTCAAGGCTCCCACAGTCGAGCAGCACCTCATGGCGGCCGCCTCGGTGGCCTCCTACTTGGAGGACATGGGCAACCCCCGCTTGAAGTCGCTCTCGCGAGACGAAACCTCAATGAACCTCTTCTCGGAGCCGTTGGACGAGGACGACCTGACCACCAAGGTGGGTCAGCCTCGGTCGTGGTCCAAGGCCATTTCCGGCATCGCTATGGCGATCGCGAACCCGGACGAAGGGGAGTCGGACACCAGCGCCTACGCAGATGTCATCCGATCCAACTGTGGCGAGCGTGCCGCACGCGGCTTCGTCGCGTACCACGAGACTCACCGCGACCTCCCCGACATCAAGGGCGCCCTGGACAAGGGGACGCTTGGGGACGCACCCACCGAATGGGCACGCAACGGTCGCAGCGACATCCCGATGTTCACCATGTCCGTCCTGGCGAACCAGAACTTCGAGAACGACATCGAGAAGATGGGTGTCGCGGTCGACCTCATCGGCGAGATCGCGGGGAAGTTCCCCGACATCGCTGGTGCGAAGGTCGCACCCATCGTGAAGCAGTGGACCGGCCAGATCCGCGACGAGTATGGCGTTTCCAGCGAGCAGGGCAAGGCGCTGTCGACAATGCTTGCCGAGAAGATCAATAAGAAGGGCAACGAGCCGCTTCGTGTCGCGGTCGGAAGGTCCGGCGTTGTTGCAGGCCTCGTCGACGGACGCTCGGACATCGACCAGATTGCGGTGAGCGCAGCGAAGGCTGCCGCGAACGACGACGACAAGAAGAAGAACTAGGCAGCGGGGGACTCTCCAATGAGCACGCCAGGCGTCACGCGCACCATCCCCGCCGGGGGCATCGCATGCCTCAGCAACGGGCGGTGTGGAGAGTCGACCGGCTGGCACCACATGGGCTCCGACGCGCACAAGCGCTGCATCCACGCTGCCGAGGCACTGGATGCGACCGGAGCGCGGGTCAGGGACGCCGTGACTGCGGGCAATATGCGGGCCAATCAGCAGCCAGGTGACCACGAGCGTCGTCCGCTGCGCCGACTGGAGCAGGACGAAAGCGAACTCCTCAACAGCACCCGCGCGATGGCCTTGAAGTTCCTGCCGTTCTACTCGCACATGATGTACCGCGTGCGCCCTGTCGCCGTAGACGAGGAGCCGACGATCCTGCCCGATGGCACACCCCAGTGGGAGATGCGTGCCGCTATCTCTCGGGACTGGCGCCTCATGCTCAACTTTGACTGGATGCGCTACGAGTTCGAGCAGGGCTACGAGAACAACAAGGACCGTGTTGCCAAGGCAATGATCGAGTCAGACGTCACGCCGACCGACGAAGCGGTTCGCCGCGGCTGCGACACGGCGACGTCCGTCCAACTCGGGAAGGTGCTCCTCCACGAGATGGGGCACGCGATGTACAACACGTGGGAAGTCGCCGAGGAGAGGAAACTCGACGGCCAGACCCTGAACCGCGCAGAGGACGCTGTCATCAACAACGCGTTGCGCGTGCTGGGTCACGGCAAGGCCCCGCTCGAGAACAAGGACATCAACGGCGAGTTCCTCCCGAACGCTGTCTACGGTGGAACCGTGGAGTGTGACGACCCCAACCACTCATGGCACTACATCGACCCGGAGACGGGCGAAACGTCTTCGCGTTGCTCGTATGAGCAGACGATTTGGCACTACTACGAGCGCCTCGACAAGCAGGAGAAGGAAGACTCAAAGCAGGGGTCAACCGGCGACGGCGACCCCGACGGTGCGCCAGACGCCGCGAAGGGCGAGGCAAAGGGCGATCAGAAGGGCCAGGCTGGCGGCTCGCAAAGAACCGAAGGCTCTCCCTCTGGTTCCACGCCCGGGGCCGAAGGCGACGGTGACGGCGAAGGAGGCGAAGGCGCCAAGCCCTCTGACGCATGTGGACGCAAGGCTGCCGAGAAGTACGAGGACGACCCATACGAGAAGGGGAGCATCAGCGAGTCGCAGAAGCAGGACTCGCTCGACGTGACCGCATCGGAACTTGACGAGTGGGGCAAGGAGAACGAGGAACGCGCCAAGAAGGCAGGCTTCGGCTCCGATTCGATGGCCCGCAAGTGGGCCCAGCACCGCCGCAAGATCGACGGGATTCACTGGGACGCGCTGCTCAAGAGGACCATACGCAAGACCGTGGAGTCCAAGAAGAGCACGCGCGAGACCTACACAAAGGTTCGCCGGCGCGACGCCTCCAACTCCGGGATCCTGCGTCGCGGCACCAAGGCGGGCTACATGCCCTCGATCGCCGCGGCAGTCGACACCTCGGGTTCGATGTCGCCAGACGACCTCTTCGCCGCGTACAACAGCGTGTACTCCGTCATCAAGAGGACGGGCATCAACCACCTGGACGCGTTCGCTGTCGACTCCGAAGCGAAGACCAAGCCGATTGCGATCAAGAAGGCCGAAGACTTGGCTCCGCTACTTCGCGGTGGAGGCGGTACTGACATGTGCGCCGGCATTGAGGTGGCAGCACAGGCGGACAAGGACGTCTGCATCGTCTTCACTGACGGAGTCGTCCCGTGGGGCAAGATGGCCGAGCGCCCGAGTGACACCAAGAAGATGGACGTGATCATCGCCATCATCGCGGAGAACGATGATGCGTGTGCGCGCTTGGCGGACGACGTGCCCTCCTGGATGAGCACGGTCAAGATCAACAAGGAACTGCTCGACGAGGGCCGCGAGAAGAAGACCCCCAAGGACGGGTACCTTGGCTAGCAAGACCTCGGTGGCGCCAGTGCTGTGCGACAACCCGTGGTGCGGCACCAAGACGCGATCGCACATGTCCGCGTTCGCGAAGCGACGCTGCGACCAGAGCAAGGGTGCACAAGTACGCGTCCACGCCTCTCAGGTCGCCACACAGAAGCATTCGAGTCGTCAGAGCGCTGACGAGGCCCAAGCAGTATTTGGTGGCGACACAGAGCAAGGTACCGTCGGCTACAGCACGCTTCGTGACGGGCACTTCGAGGGCGCGGTGTTCGACAACGTCGTTCTCGCCGAGGCGCAGGGCGCGAACTTCGAGGGCGCTACCTTCGGCGAAGTCGTGTTCGACGGAGGGGTCATCGAGTGCTCCTTCGCGGGCGCCTCCGGCTTCGACGTGCGGATCCAGAAGGTCATCTCCGACACACGCATGGACGACATGCGTGTCGCCGGATTGCACGTCGAATCGGGGACCGAGGTGCGAGACCTGTCCGTGTCCGGGGCGCTCATCAACGACTCAACGTGGGGCAGGCATAGCGACGTCAAGGACTCGTCCTTCCGGTTCGCATCCATGCGCCGCAGCACCTTTGGAGAGTCGATCCAGTTTCGCAACTGCGACTTCACCGGCGTCGACCTGGCCCGGTCCGAGTTCGCGGGATCGTACGCAGGGAAGTCGACCTTTTCCAGCGTCATCATCGAGCGGGCGAACTTCTCGGGAGTCGACCTCACCAACGTGACCTTCGCGGACGTCCCGCTCGCCGAAACGATCTACTTCGTCGACGGCGACACGCTCCCCATGCTGAACCCCGGAACGCTGGACCCGTCCGACTTCGGCCGCGAGTTCATGACCCGGGCACTGACCGACGAGCAGTACTCCGACTTCGTCACGAATCTGGGCGCCTCCGAGGCGGAAGTACGCGGGGCGATGTCACGACTGTCGCCCGCTTTCGTGCCGGTCTACGAGGACGGTGCTGTGGGCACTCGAGGCGAGTTGTTGCGGCGGGCCATGCTTGGCGACGACGTGGGGATGCTGACAAACATCCAAGCGGAACTATGGGACGCGTCACGCCCCCATAACCGAATGCTGGTCGAGTCTCCGGACGCTTTGTACTCCTGACAGCATCAGGCCTACCGCACCGTTGCTATGGTGTCGGCATACGCCACACGCGCGCGACGGCCGAGCCCCGGAGGAATGCAGTGACCGCAGCATCACGAGAGGTCGACTTGGGCGCTGCGACTGGCGCCCCGGTCGTGGTCCGGACGTGGCGCGGCAAGGGCGGCCGCGTGTTCACCGCCGCGCGCGTCCCGCGGGCGCCCGACGACGCAACGCCATGGAGCGTGTACGAGGGCGTCAAGTACCTGGGCAACTGCGGGAACGACAAGATCCCGTCGGACGCAGCAGTTCTCTACCCCGAGGGCGACAGGGGAATCGAGGTCGTCGACGGCGTGTACTACGCCGTGATCGTCGACCGGCAAGAAGGCGTGGGCGTGCGCAACAGCCCCCTCACTGCGCGCGACCCCGATCGCCCCTGGGCGGTAAGCCTGCCTGACGTCTTGGAGGATCGCGTCGTTATCGACTCGCTTCCCGAGCAGATGGTTGACGTCGTGCGTGCACTGGACGCCGGCCTGTAGAACTGCGTCGCCTACCACACCGTTCCTGACGCTGTCTGAAAACGACACGCTGATCTACCAGGCACTTCGCACGCCCCTTGCAAATGTCAGTCATAGGGCATAGGTTTACCGACGTCAGCACATGCTGACTCTTTGCCTTACTACCGAGAAGACCCGAAGGGGGTGAACGGCAAATGATGCAATCACAGCGCATCGCACGCGACGAATCCAACGTCGCCAATTTGTCGACACCCACTAGCGGGTATCAGCAGGAATGGCGCCGCGATCCCAAAGCGACCACCAGCCTGCACTCCGGCCTTGTGCTGCCGGGCTTTACGCCCAAGCACTAGACAGCCGCGAGTAACGCTCTCGTCCCGGCAGCAACAAGGGACTACCACAATTCCTCGGTGGTGTAATTGGCAACACGTCCGACTGTTAATCGGAAGTCTCAAGGTTCGAGTCCTTGTCGAGGAACGCAGGCCAACTACGGTTGCGCCTTTGTACTCGCCTCGGCGGGATTGAGAATTCCATAGTGGATGAGTGTGCAAAGCAGAGACCTCTGCCTCGCCGCCGCCGATTCGCCCCTCGCGGGTGTGACGGTCGTGGCCCGGGGGGTCTCTCAGAGCGGCCCCGCCCATTTTCCTGAAAGGGAATCCCAGGGCGGGGCCGCACATTGGGGCCAATGGCGCAACTGGTAACGCAGCGCTTTTGCAAGGCGAAGAGTCTCGGTTCAAATCCGAGTTGGTCCACCAAGACGACTAGATCAGCGGCGGGGAGACCCCGTGACGAGCATCGAAATCGTTGAGGGAGTGCGTGACAAACGTGCTCCCGGCGCGGGGACGCCCGCGCTTAACTGACCCACCAGCGGTGGGAACAGTAACGGGGGGGCCTCGCCGTAATGCGGTGGGGCTCCCAGCCACGGGGTGTGGCGCAGTCTGGTAGCGCATCCGCTTTGGGAGCGGAGGGCCAGGGGTTCGAATCCCTTCACCCCGACTTTGCGGGCTTGCTCGTCGTCGGCTCGGCGAGAGTCACCGACTCCGGCGCGCGCTCTTGAAGGGAGCGAAGCGCTGTGCGGGGTTGGCGGCGAGCAAATACTTACGGGGTGTGGCGCAGTTTGGTAGCGCGCGTCGTTCGGGACGACGAGGTCGTGGGTTCAAATCTTATGAACACTGTGACCCGTTAAGATAAGTTAATAGGCAGGTACAATTGTCACCGGCATGTTGGTGACAGTGCTTCGGGGTGTGGCGCAGTTTGGTAGCGCGCGTCGTTCGGGACGACGAGGCCGTGGGTTCGAATCCCGCCACCCCGACTCCCAGGAGGGACTCGCTATGAGCACCAACGACATCTAGTAGCGCTCACGCTCCTCTGGCTCAAACGGCAGAGCAACTGACTCTTAATCAGTGGGTTCCGGGTTCGAATCCCGGGGGGAGCACTCGCAGCAAGCAGCACTGGGCCCGTAGTGAAACTGGCATCACTCTGGACTTTTAATCCTGAATTTCGGGTTCGAATCCCGGCTGGCCCACCAGGCAAGACGCGAGCCTTGATCGCGTCAAACACTCGGCTCTGTAGCGCAGTCGGTAGCGCGCCTGACTGAAAATCAGGAGGTCATCGGTTCGATCCCGATTGGAGCCACTCAGGGAGCCCTGCCCGTTCAACTCGCGGCAGGCAAACATCGGCGGTTCAACTCCGCTTCCCGGCGGTCCGGGCGATGAGCAGACCGGCGTCTGGGCTTTCGCACGCGAGTGTCGTATAGCGGCCAAGTACCTCTGTTTTCCAAGCAGATGACACGGGTTCAAATCCCGTCACTCGCTCCGGGCCCGCCAGAGCCCCAATCTGGCATCTAGGGGTGTGGCGTAACGGCAACGCGGCGGTCTCCAAAACCGTGCATGGGGGTTCGATTCCCTCCACCTCTGCCCAGGCACCTTGTCGGCCCTTGGTGCGTTGCGCTAACATCTAGGCAACCACACCTCATCGACCGGGAGGACGCGATGGCTAGCGTGACCCAGCGAGTCAAGCAGGTGAAGCAGCCGCGCGGAGGCTACGTCAATCCGAGGGTGATGGAGGTCCAATATCTAAGCGGAGGCGCCCCCGCCCTCCTGGATCACCGGGCGGAGAACATTCACGCCTCCCTGGTTGGTATGGCTGTGGACTACCTCACCAGAGCGGCGTGTGGAACCCGTGCGGAAACGGTGTTCAACATCTCCCTCTATGGCGCAAAAAAGGTCGGAGACCTGGCGCTTCATCAGGCTCTCGTGGACTGCGCGACCATTGAGAGTGGCGGCTTAGACACCCCCTCGATTGAGGCTGCGTGCCGCCTTGTTGGGTATGACGTAATCTTCCGGGCGGGGATGGCTCAGTACAACCCCGCGGCAAACCTCGCGCCTGACGCATTCACCGTCCTAAATATCAGAGCCATGGTCGAGCGCGCGCTCCGCTTTTTCGATGAATATGGACCAGTCGAGATCGACGGGTTTCTCCCCCTCGGTAGGGCCACAGAGTTTGTGGACAGTGGAGATGGCGACTTTCTGACTTTTGACACCCTATGGGACTTTAAGGTTTCAGTGAATCCGCCGACCATCGCCCACACGTTGCAATTGCTTATGTATTGGCTCATTGGTCGCGACGGCAACTGGTGCTGGCAGGTTGGGAACCCACCGGTTCAGCCCGACTTGCAGAGGCTTCTCGAGTATGGGCTCTACGACCCCAGGATTCACGGTGGTCCTATCCCAACCAGGCTGGGCATCTACAACCCTCGGCTCGATGCCGTCTACCTATTGAGTGTGACCGACATCCCTGCCGACGTCATTACCGCAGTATCGCGAGACGTAATCGGATACCACGAGTAGACGTCCCGGGAAGACGACGGCGCGGGGGTTCGGCCCCTCTGCCCCCGCTCCGCGGCGGTCGCCCGTCGCGTCACTCGCTCCCCGCAGCCGGATCCCCGGAACCGGAGAGATTCGCCCACCAGCGTGAGTCATGGCGATCGAGGACAAAGGGATCTCACGCCCGAGGCGACATGCCGAGATAGCACAGCGGTAGTGCGTCGCCATGGTAAGGCGAAGGTCGTGGGTTCGACCCCCACTCTCGGCTCGCAGCAGTCGCTCGGAGAAGCGCGCTGAAAGGGTGGCAGCGGTTCGACTCCGCGAACGATGGTCGGGTCACCCCAATTCTCCGAGCGGCTGTGTCTCGTCCTGATCCGCCCTGGTGTAGCGGCAGCATGCAGGCCTTTGGAGCCTTGCGATCCAGGTTCGAATCCTGGGGGCGGAACGCATGGATTTACCCGAGCCTCGCCGTTGCGCGGGTCCGGTGCAGTCGTATGGCGCAACTGGTAGCGCGGCTCCTTCACACGGAGACGGCTTGGGGGTTCGAGTCCCTCTACGACTACGCCTCGGCTACTCGGCCGCTGCATGAAGGCAGCGACAAGAGGCCCGAAATCCCCTGGCAGACGGGGAGATAGTCTGCTGCTTTGCCGGCGTTGGACATATGGATGGTCCGCCTGACTGTAAATCAGGTTCCTTCGGGACGTGGAGGTTCGAGTCCTCTCGACGGCACTGTGTGCGCACGACTGGCTGGGGGTTGATATGTCCCCCGGGGGAACTGACCCTCCCTGCACAAGAAAGGGTCGCTGCGCTCGTGGCTCAACGGATAGAGCACTTGGTTACGGACCAAGGGGTTGGAGGTTCGAATCCTCTCGGGCGCGCTGGGACAGCACGAGTAGAACCGGGTCGCTCCGGGGAGATGGACTCGTGCCGGCTGTCGCGTGCCGGATGCAAAACGCGGACCCTGCCGGTGATGGGAGGCTACCTAGGCCGAACCGGAAGGCAGCGATCGACGTGGCGGCTCCGGCTGCCGCGCTCGGGAGTGCTGTGGGCCCGTGACCACCGGGCTGACCTGACCACCGGCGGGTGAAGATTCAGGCATAGGGGTGAGAGTCCCCAGGGGAGCGGTTCGGCTGGCAAGTCGGCGACCTCCCCGCACATGCCCGTGTGGCGGAACGGTAGACGCGCCAGTTTCAGGAACTGGTATCCCGTGAGGGGTGTGAGGGTTCGAATCCCTCGATGGGCACAATCCGGCCTCGACAGGTCGGCGGAGGTACTCGGGCACCTGGAAGACCCCGAGCGTGGACTGCGGATATGGCTCAGTTGGCAGAGCGTCACCTTGCCAAGGTGAAGGCCGCGAGTTCGAATCTCGCTATCCGCTCAGCGCTCGCACTCTCTCCGTCTGATCGTCACGGCCTCCGGTGTCAGACCCGGATCCGCGGTGGGGGAGAGCGCGAGCCACATTTCCCCATGGTGTAACTGGCAGCACGACTGGCCCTGGTCCAGTTAGTTGAGGTTCGAATCCTTATAGGGAAGCCAAAAGTTCGTTGTGCGGCTGGTCGCGAGCCTCATCGCGGCGCAAAGGACCCGTGGCGCAGATGGTTAGCGCGCTTCGCTGATAACGAAGAGGTCGGAGGTTCAAGTCCTCCCGGGTCTACTAGCGCGGATTGAAGATCGCATGGCGCAGCGGTAGCGCGCTTCCCCGACACGGAAGAGGCCGAAGGTTCGAACCCTTCTGCGATCACAGGTTTGGTCCTCCGAGATTCGGGCTTTCCGAATCGGCAGGGCCTGATGCGCGAATGGGGAAAGGGCGTCCCGCCTGGCTCATATCCAGGAAATCGGTGGGTTCGACTCCCACTCGCGCAACCGCTCGAAGTGGTCCTCCTACTTGGCTCCGGCGAGGGGGTGAGGGAAGCGCGGAGAGTGTCGGCGGCGGACCTGAAATCCGCGCGGCCGACGATGGTGTTCGAGGCCGAAAAGCGAGGCGCGTGGTTGTGGTCCACGTCGTAGCGGGGGCAGTACCCGTCGAACACCCCACGGTCCCGTGGTGTAAGTGGCAGCACGCCGCCCTCTCAAGACGGTAGCGGGGGTTCAAATCCCCTCGGGACTACGAAACGTCCCTCCTCGCCAGCAAGAGCCCCCGGGCTCTACCGGCAATACGTCCGGTCAGGCGAGGAGGTCACAGGTTGGACGCTCAGCGCCGGGACTTGCCGGCGTCGAAGACCTGGGGGCTGCGGCCCCGGAAGCGTCACTTGGTCCTGTGGAGCAGTCTGGAGTGCTCGCCACCCTGTCACGGTGGAGGTCGTGGGTTCAAATCCCATCAGGATCGCGAGAAGTACGCTCCGCCGCAGATCGGCCCGGAGCCGGGTGGATACCTTGAAGCATGAGCAAGTGCACCTCGAGAACCGGCCGTCACCTCCCCGGTTCGTGGACCGAGCAGGAGTGCCCCGAGCACGGCTTGCTTGCCGCCAGGAGGGCCACCGCGGCGGCCCCCACAGCGAGCATGAGCGCCCCTCAGCCGGCTCCGGGACGTGACCAGCCGCCCGCCTACGAAGGGACGCTGGGGAGCCTTCCGGAAGAGATCGTAGAGGACCTGATTTCTCGTCGTTCGCGACGAGGTGCGAGCCGAGAAGAGAGCGCGGCGCTCCTCGGAGAGTTCGTGCGGTCACACTCCGGCGCCAACCTCGCATCCGCGCTGGTCTACAACAACTTCGCCAGGACGCCGAACGTGGACCGTATCGTTCGCGACATCGACGCGACCCGGCCGCCAACCCGCCGCCCGTCACCGAAGCCGCAGTCAGCGCGGATCGAGACGCTACGAGGCGGAGACACGTTCGAGGACGGAGAGTTCCGCGCTCGCGAAGAGGTCCTCGAAGTCACCGACCAGGGCGACAACATCTACGTCACCACAGACGCCTCCCAGGACGCCGGTGCGGGTGCATACCGGTTCCGCAAGGGCGAGACCGTTTGGGCGACCACCGCGTAACAGGGGATGAGCCACGATGCCCGAGTTCAACGACGTAGGAGGGGGTGATCCGATTTGAGCGAGTCCTCGAACCTTCGAATGCCCAAGTCGTCGAACTAGGAGGTGATCCAATCTCACGCCGTAGGGCCCGACGCGGATGGCGCCGGGAGTGTGGCGCTGTCGCAGGATCTGGCCCGCATCCCCGGCGCTACCGTGTTGGGCGACCAGCACCGATCAGGAGTTGAACGAGATGCCCACATGCAATATCCGTCACGAACCAGGGTCGGACGCACAGAAGAAGTGCGCCGTGCACGGCCGTCGAGTGGGCCGCGGGGTGGCAGCGAGTCTCACGCCGCCAATGCTTCGGCAGAAGACTCCGGAGGCCGCGATCCCGGAGTTGCCCGACGACGTGGCAGAGGGCCTTCTTCGCCGCCGCACGCAGAAGGGGTACTCCCACGATGCGTCGGTCGAACGGCTTGCGGAGATTGCGTCCGACGCCGAACTATCAGCAGTGGAAGTCAAGTACGCCTTGGTCAACGAGGACTTCGAGGACAGCGTCGTCAGTGCCGGGCTCGTGAGCGAGATGGTGCGGGGCGGACGCAGGATCAAGGACCTTTCGGCTCAGATCGAGGCGGCAGAGTCGCGCTCTCCCGCGAAGGTCGCCGAAGCGACTGACTAGCGATCGTCCGTCCGCACCGCAACGCTTGGAACCGTCGCATAGTCCGGTCTAGTGCGCGTCCCTGCTAAGGACGTGGTGGGGCAACTCACCCGTGGGTTCAAATCCCACCGGTTCCGCGCAAGGAAGATTCGCCTAGCGGTCTATGGCGCGCGCTTGGAAAGCGCGTTGGGCGTAAAAGCCCTCGGGGGTTCGAATCCCCCATCTTCCGCTCGTGGATGGCTGGCAGAGCGGCCAAATGCGCCGGTTTTGAAAGCCGGAGGCGGGGAGACTCGCTCGGGGGTTCGAATCCCTCGCCATCCGCCAAGGAAGATTCGCCTAGTGGCCTATGGCAGCCGTTTCGAAAGCGGCCTGGGGTGAAACCCTCGGGGGTTCGAATCCTCCATCTTCCGCAAGAAGACCCCGCCCGCGCTCGTAGTTCAGGGGACAGAACGCCACCTTCCTACGGTGGATGCCGGGGGTTCGAATCCCTCCGAGCGCACGTTTCTCCAAGCCAACTCCAAGCAACTGCAACTCTTGGAGTTGAGCATTGTCCGTCTGGCGGAATGGCAGACGCGCCGGCTCGAGGTGTCGGTGCCCCACGAAACGGGGCGTGAGGGTTCGAGTCCCTTGACGGACACAACGCGGTCGCAGAACGGCCGCAGTAAGCCCACCTAGCCCAATTGGCAGAGGCGTACGGCTCAAACCCGTACCAGTGAGGGTTCGAGTCCCTCGGTGGGCACCACCCGGTCGCTGCGGCGGACTGGGAGTGCCGCACAAGCACATGTGGACGTGCGCCCGCCCCGTAAGCGGGAGGCAGCGAGTTCAAGGCTCGCGTGCGGCTCCAAGCGCCCCTCATTGGGGGCGTCAAGAATTGCCCTCGTAACTCAGCGGATAGAGTGCTGGCTTCCGGTGCCAGACGTCGCAGGTTCGAATCCTGTCGCGGGCGCCAGCGGGCGGACAAACGCACCACATGGGCGGCGCGTGGATACCCTGGCGGAGAGAACATCCGAGGAGGCTGCCCCGTGCCCGCAGAGTGCCGAGTGAAACACGTCCCAGGCTCGCAGTCAGAGAGCCTGTGCCGGACGCACGGCGCGCGCGGCCGCGGACGTGGCTTCCGCCCTCCGGCACCCACACAGGAGACGGTGCAACGCGGATCCGTGGAGATGCCGGCCTGCGACGGGGACTCCTCCGAGCAGCGGGCCGAGATGCTTGCCGCGAACGGACCGATCGACACCCTTGCGGCGCAGCAGGGGCTGCTTCCGCTGAATGACCGCGGCGTCTCGCTGCGCAAGGCGGCCACCGGTAAATGGCTCGTCCGCCTGACAATGCTCGAAGGCGAACCCGAGGCGGGGGAGTACGGGTTCGGGCGCACGCCCGAGGAGGCCTTCTACGCGGCGCTGACCGACTACACCGACGCTCCCGACGGCGCGGACGTCCTGATCAGCCGGGATCCAGAGAACTCGCTCGTATCAGCGTCGGACGTCAGCGCGGTGTACGTGCTCGACCTGCATGACGAACGCGACTCCGAAGCGGCCAGGCCCAGCGACGATTCGGCCCGTGCATGGCTCTGTCGTCCTGATGGAGTGTTCTCCCTCTAACTTCTGTCCCACTCATGGTGCCGTGGCTGAATTGGCTAGGCGCCGGACTGCAAATCCGGTCATACGGGTTCGAACCCCGTCGACACCTCGCGAAGCCCCCATCGTCTAGTGGCCTAGGACGCCGCCCTTTCACGGCGGTAGCACGGGTTCGAATCCCGTTGGGGGTACTTCTCTACCGCATTCCTACAAGGCGTGGTAGACTTCTCCCGTACAAGGGGGCGAAATGGCATCGACAGTGCCGAGCAGCCTATTGCATCGAGCCGAGGAACTGGCTACCCACACCTCGTAAATCATGGGGCGGCCAAGCGAACCGTCGCGTAGATATCGCTCCGTCACCAGCGTGTGACGGGCGGCTCTGAGTGGGACCACCCTGGCCACACAGAATGCCGTTCGAGACCAGGGTGCGGCCGCTGCGGGTTTCCGCGACGTAGCGGGAGGACAACGGCGGAAACCGAGGCTCAACACCCGGGGTCACACTCGGGTCTCACTGCCTCAGCGCTTCGGCGTGAAGGTGAGTGGTGGCGGACGCGACCAGGATGCGTACGAAACGCTCGTAGACGTGTAGTGGGATGGCGAAGTTCTGGATCGGAGTTCGACTCTCCGCGCCTCCACAAAACGGATTACTCACGTAGTCCCGTGTTCCAGTTTGGTGCCCACTTGCATCGCCGAGAGGCGACGTGTGTGGGCACCTTTTTGCCGGTGAAGCACAATTGGCCGTGCGCTCGACCTGTAATCGAGAGGCAGAGGGTTCGACCCCCTCCACCGGCTCCTAGCCCCCGCGGGCCGCCCCACGCTCACTCGCCCTCGTGGCTCAGCGGATAGAGCAGCGGATTTCTACCCCGAAGGTCGCAGGTTCGAATCCTGCCGAGGGCACACATCACGCCAACGCCGCGATCGGCCATTCCGTCGCGCGCGCACAAAGCATGGCGCAAGCATCAACAACTCGAAGGGAGGTGCAAGGCCATGACCGCAGTATTCACGCTCGAGACCCGAGCAACAATCAACCAGCAGGACAGCATTCGTCGCGCAATGACACTCGTGGTCGGCGTTGACGGCCGCGTCTTGCACTTCGTCGAGTGGAAGCGTGCGATCTCGATGGTGACGGCCAGGCAGGCGTACGTCATCGATACCGTCAAGAGGCGGACAGACACCGGGGAGTTGGAAGACGCCCTCGTGCGGTCGCCCTCTGTGCGGATCCCCTTGCCGCTGATCGTGGGACTGCTGCCGCACGTGAGCGTCCCGGCCATCGCGTTCGTTCAGGCCAAGTCTGAGAAGGCGGGCCGAATCGCGATCCTTCGGCGAGACAAGAAGGTGTGCACGTACTGCGGGGAGCGGGGTCTGACCATCGACCACATCTTCCCCAAGTCGCGTGGCGGCCGCAGCACGTGGCAGAACCTCGTGGCCGCGTGCGGTGAGTGCAACAACCGCAAGGCGGACCGCACCCCGGAAGAGGCCGGCCTGGTCATGCTGTTCGACCCTCGCGTGTTCGAGGGCGGGATGGCCGACCTGCAGGCCGAGGTGTGGCGCCACATGGACGCCGCTTGCGGCGTTGTTGCCTGACAGAACACTCGTCCACCGTGGCAGCAGAGGCTCGGTATCCGTACGTGGTGTCGGGCCTCTGCTGCGTCTTGGCCCAGGTGTTGCCTGAAAAGTGGGGTAGTCTTTGCATAGCCCACCACACTCCATCGGAGGATGACAATGACCGTCGTAGACCTCGACAGGACTCAGGCCTACATCCACCCCCACCATGGGGTGGCTTTGCTTGACGGTCCGACTGTCGAGCGGAGCGTCAAGGGACAACAGGTGCTCATGCAGCCGCTCGCCGCGGCGCAAGCACAGTCGTGGGCGGCGCTCCTCGGTTTGCCGGGCGGGGCGATCTTGGCAAACGCCGAGGTGCACTCGCTCGTACCCGTCTCCTTGCTCGACTCAGAGGCATGCTCCTGGGCGCGGTGCCCGCGCGTGGCGCTGGAAGACATCGTCCATCACCTGGACGTGGAGCCCGTGGACATGTGGATCGACCAGATCGACGCGCCGGCCCCGGCGAAGATGCTCAACGTTTGTCAGTCCCAAATGGTGATGGTCGGCAGGGGCGACGACTCGACGGCCGAACTCTCCGAGTTGGTGCGCCAGGTCGCCGACTACTTGACGATGTGGCACCTCGTGGGGCTGTACGGGGTCCTTGATCACGTTGTGGTCAGGAGAGGCCTCGCAGAGACCTTCGAGGAAGCCTTCACTCATGGCGGGCCATTTTGGAGCAGGTGCATCGCCCAGACGTACACGATGCGTGTCTCTGGCCGCGACCTGATTGCGCTGCTCGGACGCGTCGTCTCGGTGATTGCGCTCAGCAGCGACCTGCGGCCCGAGCAGGTCGCTTCGACGCTCGAACTCGCCATCTCGAACCGGGTGCGGGCTCGCATCCTGGAACTTCGCGACCATGCGGCTGGGTGCCGCGCCAGCGTAGCAAATGTCGATCCAACCAAGTGGTAGTTTTGTCCTGATATTCTGAAAGGAAGTGCACCATGTCCGAGAGCCCATTCAGTGGAATCGGCGAGACCGCAAGTTCCACCCCTGACCAGCCCGCACAGGCCCCGAAGAGCAATGTTCGCGCGCACCTGAGGGCGATCGTCGGCACGATCCTTGTACTCGTCGGCTTCGCCTGGAAGTTCTTCGCCGGTAGCGCCTCTGGCGCCGACAGCAGCACTCTGGTCGACGCCGCATGGCTCGCCCCGATTGTGGTTGGTGGCGCGCTGCTCGTATGGAGCATGAGGCGTCGCACCTAAGCGCGGTCTTCTCGCCCTTTGAGGTGTGGTAGTTTTGACTCATGACTAACGCAACTCTTGGAGAATTTAACGCTACCCTCGGCGAGTTTCTTGCATGGTCCGGTAAGCCGGCCCGTGAAGGCAGTGCACTTGAACGTGCGGCCATCGCGCTCGTGGAAGAACTCGCAGGGCAGTTCCTGAAAGAACGAAACGACGCGATGATCGCTCTTGACGCAAATGCACCCTTCGAGCCCTTGCACGTCATTGATGGCGGCCTCACGCAGAAGCGGACCGCCGAAGAGATCCAGTGCATGGCCGACCACCCGAGTGCCCGCGGGCACGGGGCGCAACGGTTGCAGGCGCTACCAGTTCGGTAGGGCAGGCCCGCGGATACTCTGTAAAGAACAGAGAGGTATTCGTGACACGAAAGCAGAACACGGGCACGCAGGCGGGTCTCCTTGACTGCCCTGCGTGCGGTCGCGCGCACCGCGTTGGGTCCGACAGGTACAAGTTGTGCCAGGCGCGGCTTCAACCCGGGGGCGGGGCGCACCCTGCCGTTCGCGCGCGTCCCGTCGTTGTTGCTTTCGGGGAACTCTCCCGCACGGGCGAGGGGGAGCGACCAGCGCGCGAGCCGATGCCTCACCCGGTCTTCTCTGCCCAGGCGCTGCCACGCGACGTCCAGGCGGCCCCGCAGGACTCGCACGAGACCATTCCAACGACGCGTCCCGAGTCCAAACGGCTCGTTGCCACACTGCGTGCAGCGGCCGCCTCGGCGGTCCGCGAGTGGCGCGCCAAGGGCGCGGAGCCCACCCAGCACATGATGTTCGACATGGACGTGTACCGCGACGAGGTCATCGACCTCCTCGATATCCACATAGAGACCACGCGAGACGCCGAGCAAGCGCTGGCCTCGCGCGGGCTCGGATCCGCCACCGCAGGGTCGAGCGAGCACGCCGAACGGCTGTGCTACCACGCCATCAGGACAGTCAAGGGCCTCGCCATCCACCCGTCTGTCATGGCTCGCATTCTCGCGAGGGCAGATATTGGCTCCGGCTACGACTCCCGCGACTTCACCAAGTTCGCGATCGGCCTCCGCGCCGTCGCTCACACCAACCCCGCAGTCCGCCGCGTGCTGTCCAAGCCCACAGAGGACGTCGACCCGAGCGACCTCAACGCCGTCGCGGCGCTCCTGCGCAATTTTGCCGCCACACGCTCCGGGCGCGTGCGACTCGACGAGGCGGGCCGCGCGAGAAGCGAAGTGCTTCGCGAGCACCTCGCCGGCTTCGGTCCGGACGCAATCACCGAGGTCAACGAAACGATCGAACGGATCCATGCCGCAGCAGCCGCTCACGGGGAGTACTCGCCGCTGTCGGCGTCCGACGACTGTGGCGGGCTACTCGCGCTGCCGTCCGTTGTGGCCGGAGACCTCCTTGCGCACGGGCTCTCGTATGCCCAGTGGCGCGATCTTGGGTGGTCTCAGTACGCAGGAGACTCGCCCCTCATGCTGCTCGAGCCGGCGCTGGTCGCAATGCGTCGCGACGGAATGCCTGACGAGATGATCCTCGCGATTCGGCCAGATGTGGGGTCGGACGACACCGAGTATCCGTACTCCGTTTCACGATTCCTGGCAGGCCCCGGCGCATACGCCGTCGGCGGCCAAAGCGAACGGGGCGTTGAGGCGTTCGGCTCCGACGTCATCACGAACGAGGCGGAACAGATCCGTGAGCGGTTCGAGCGCGACACCCGCGGACGCAAGACGGACCGGCTTCCCGGCGTCTAAGCCTCGATCGAGTCGAGTTCCCGAGCGACATCGAGCAGCAGCGTCAGGTACGCGGGCTCATCCTCGGTCTTGACTCCGCTGGATGCCAGCGACCGAACAGCCCTCACGCGCGTCAGGATGGACGCAGGAGCGTCTCTGGCGGACCGTGCGGCCTCTGCCAGCACCACGCGCCCCAGGCCCCGCAGAATGGGCTCTATGGACTCGACCGTGTCGTCCTGGGACATGCATGAGGAGACCGCTTCGACGACCTCGGTGTCGTAGTGCTCGGCGTGCGGGAAGAGCGTGTACCCGATGGCCGCCACGTCAACGAGGCCCTTCGTGGGCAGCCAGCGCTTGGCAAAGCCCTGCGACTGGTCGTCCCAGCCACCGAACGTCGAGGCGATCGCCAGCAACTCGCGCGGTGGCACCTGCAACATGCGTGCGACGAGATGCCTCACGGAGGGGGAGAGGTCGACCCGCAGAGCATTGGACCGTGCGCGGCCGCCCTTGGCGAGCGTCTGGCGGCGCACAGTCTCACCGTACTCGCCCACACTCACCTTCCTGAACTTGGATGCTGCGCGAAGCAGCGCGTCCGAGTGGTCGGGGGTCCGAGCGGCTTGGATGAGCGCGGCGATGGCGGTGTCGAACTCTGTGTCGTCCTTGACGACTGCCTTCACGGCAGACAGGCAGGCTTCGGTGAGTGGCCGCTGGTGGGCCTCGTCGATGTCTGCGGCTAGGGAGCCCTTGGTGTAGCGGTCCCAGGGGTCCTTGCCCTCGGTGGGGTCCAGCAGGATGCCGAAGCCGCGGGCGCCAAGCGCCTCCGCGGCCCAGGACAGGCGAGACGTGGCAGCGAGTCCCGCGTCGTCACCGTCCATCACGAATACGACCCGAGCCTCGGGGGCTCCGGTCTCCTGGATCAGTTCAATGTGGCTGTGGGTGATGGACGTGCCGCAGGAGGCGACGCCGGCAATCGTGGGGTCGTTCAGTGCGTTCACGGCCAGCGCGTCCATGTAGCCCTCGCATACGATGATGCGTTCGACCTTGTCGGAAATGAACTCCGCGCCGTAGAGGACGTGTGACTTGTCGTAGATGTCGGTCTGCACGGTGTTGATGAACTTGTTCTCTTCGTGGCGCGTCACTCCCGGCACAACGCGTCCGCCGAAGCCAACCACGCGGTTGCTGGCGTCCCGAATTGGGAAGATCACGCGTCCGGCGAAGGGGCAGTAGATGTTGCCCGCCGACGACTTCTTGAGGATTCCGCACTGCAACAGCGCGTTAGTGGTGCCCAGGTGCTCTTCGAGCAGTCCTCGGAGTGAAGGCCTATCGGGGACGAAGCCGATCTGGCCGAGTTCGATCTCGTCGTCCGTGAGTCCGCGCTCGGTGGTCAGCCAGTCCCACGCCTTGTCGATCGTTTCGGGATCGTCGAGCACCGACTTGTTGGAGACGAGCGCCTTGGCGAACATCTGGGCTGCCTTCGCCATGATGTCGTACATGCTGCGGCGGTCGATCGACCGCTCGCGCTCCGGGAGTTTGACGCCCGCCGTTGCGGCCAGCGCGACGAGTGCGTCCTTCTTGCTGGTCGAGTTGTTCTTCGCCAGCCACAGCGTGACGATGTCGCCGCCGGACGCGCACTCCGAGTGGCAGAACCAGATACCGCGGTTGTCATCGATATGAAAGTTGGGCTTCTCGCCCCCGTGGATCGGGCACGCCGTAGCGAACTTGCCCGATCCACGGGAGTGAAGGACCGACCCATAGGTGCTCTCAACGTAGGACGAGAGGGAAAGTGCCTCGCGAACCAGCGTGAACGAGTCGACCGCTTCCATGATGTGCGTGCCCTCTCCTAGCGGTCGAACTCGGACATGTCGTTCTCGTCCTCGTCGCCCCTGTCGTCCGTGACGGGGGCGGAGGGCTTGGCGGGCGCCTCGTCCTCCGCCGCGGCCGCTTCTGCGGCATTGGATGCTGCGGAGGCGAACGCGGCTGCCTCGGCGGCCTCGGTATCCTTGTCCGCCGCACGTGCCGCGTCGATCGCTTCAGCGCTCAGTCCGTCTTCGGCGTCCGCATCGAACTCACGGACGCGCTCGGCCAGGCGTGCTGCGAAGGGATCTTCCTCGTACTCCTGCTCGTCGACGAGGGTCTGCATGACCTTCTTGCGCAGAGCGTCGACGAGGCTGGGGGCCATTGCGAGCACCTCCAACATTTGGGAGGCACGGAAAGTCGAGATGGGGTGTTCGGTCGTCAAGTACGGACCCGACTTCTTGGTGCCAGGCAACTCAGCGTTGGCCTTGTCGGCGCGCTTGATGTCCGCAGCGACAGCCACTTCGAGTGCGTCGTCAAGAACGATCGTGAAGTAGCCCTTGCGATCAGCCAACTCCCCGTCGGAGAACACCACGTTCTCCTCGATGACGCCACGCTCGACACTGCGCTCGAAGACGTCCTGCACCGGGTCGACGGGCTTGCCGCCGGGAGGCAAGAGCGCGAGGCCCTTACGTCCGGGAGACGAGACCTTGTTCTTGTCGATCGTGAAGAAGATCTGTTGACCGAGGATGCCGTCCAGGGAGTCCTTATCGGTGGGCTTGATCTTCTTGCCGCGCATCATGACTCGCAGCGATGCCGCGAACTTGATGGCCTTTCCGCCCGGCGTGCTCGGCGGCGAGTAGATGTCCATGCTTGCACGCATCTGGTTGATCAGGATCAGGGTGGCGTCATTGCGTCGCAGCGTCGTCATTACCTTCGGCATCTGCTGTGACCACAGGCTTGCTGCCTGGGCGCGGGTGCGCTGTTCGGCACTCGCTTCCATCATGACCTCGGGCGCGAGTGCGGCCACCGAGTCGAGCATGATGAGCGCCTTTAGCCCCTGCTCCTTCGCCGTCTTTGCTGCGTCCTCCACGAAATCCAGTGCGGACTCCATGTTGTTGGGGGAGAAGACCGCCAGGCTGGCGAGGTCGATGCCGATGTTGCGCATGTAGCGACGGTCAATGGAGCCCTCTGACTCGATCATGACCGGCAGGAAGCCCAACTTCTGAGCCTGGGCGGTCAAGTGATATACCAGGGTCGACTTGCCGCACGACTCCATGCCGTACAACTCGACGATGCGTCCCACGGGGAACCCGCCGACGCCCGTCGCGATGTCGAGGCCGAGCATCCCGGTGGGAATGACCTCGATGTGCAAGTTGGTCAGGTCCTCGATGATGCCGCGCTTGGCATCCGGCGTGACCGCCGAGAGGAACTTTTGGAACGCTTGGGGGTCGATGGCAACCTCGGGCTTGGCGATCTTCTTAGCGCGAGGCTTCCTAACGGTGGCAGTTGCCATGGCTAGACGTCCTTTTCTGTGTATGTGTTTTCTGTTGAAATTTCTGTTGTTGCGAATGCCGATTCGGGGGGCATACAGAAGCGGAGGCCGATGGTCTCGCTGTACTCCTCGAAGGCGCTGTGAAGCGCGGGCGGCAGTGCAAGGTTGAGGATGTGCTGGATGGACGCGATGGTCGTGGCGCCCGTGGCGGACCGTGCCGCCTCCGTGGTGCGCCAGTCGCCGAGTGCCACTGCCAGCGACTCCATGAGTCCGTCAGAGAGCGTCGCGAACGACTTCACTTCGTGCCCAAGGATGTGGCTCGCCAGCATGAGTCGGTCGTCGCGAGCACCGAGTCCGGCTTCTTCGAGAATGGCGAACACCATGCGTCGGCTCTCTGCGCGCTTCCTCATGACCGCACCAATGCTTCGAGGACGGGCTGCGCCGCGTGGGCGCTCAGTGCGAATCCCGGGACGGTGACAGTTAGGGCGACGATGGGTGTCACGAACTCGGCGGCGCCAATAGCGGGGCCGAGCGGAAAGCGGACTCCCTTTTTCTTCACCCGGAACGCGATCACCAGGACGATGCCTCCGACACAGATGGCCCACAGTGCGACGAAGACACCCGTCCAGCCGCCGAACGTGGCCGCGATAATACCCGCGCCGACGGCGAGGTAGACGTCGCCCATTCCGATGCCTCCGTTTGTGATCAGCCCGAGCGCCAAGAAGAACGCCGCGAATGCCAGGCCGAAGCCGACCGCGACGAACGCATGCGTGATGTTTGACGAGGCCATGAACGCGAAGACGACCGCGCTTGCTGCGTTGATTCGGGTCAACTGGTGCGGCAGGCGCATCGTACGGATATCGGTGTGGCAGGCTCCCGCTGTCGCGGCGAAGGCGAAGGTGAGCGGAATTGCCGCCCAGCCGAGCCACGCATACGCAACCAAAGCCACTGCGATCGACGCGGCGTCAAGTAGCGCACGGCGAGCCTTGTGGATCGTGGGAACAGGCATGAAGTAGAGCGCCACCGGAAGCAGGCGCACGGGGGCCGACAGGGCCCGACCGGCGCTCAGGCGGATCATGGTGGTGGCGACGCCGCTGGCCAGCAGGCCCACGCAAATCAGTGCCAGGGCTGCGGGCGTCGAGAGGGCGATAGTCTCGCTCATTTTTCTGTCTTCTTCCGTGTATGTGAGTGAAAGCCTACCACACGCCAAACGGTGTTGCGTGCATGTCTTTGAGGTGTGGTAGGCTCGCATTACTGACACGAAACAGGAGGCCATCATGGCTATGATCAATGCGACCCACACGACGACCCTTACTGGGGGAGTCCCCTTCTCCGAGTTCGCACTTGACGCGCACGAGAAGACCGACGCGCAGATCCAGAACGAGATCGACGCCTTCGACGCGGAGTTCGCTGCGAAGCCGGAGACCATCGACATCCCCGCGATGCTCGTACCGTCCTCGGTGCGCGAGAACTGACCGTCCACCATGTCGGTAGAGGACTCATCGCTCGACGAGGATCTGCTCGCCGGAGTTGAAGCACCACCCCAGGCGCGTGTCGTCATTGGGCCGTCTCGCGAGAGTCGGCTGGCGCACGAGGCGTGGACTGTGTGGGCCAGGACGACCGGACGGCCAGACGCACCAGTGGCTGACCGTCCGTTCGTGTACGCCTTCGTCACACAGGTGCGGGCGGGCAGGTCCCATGAGTATCTACTCGACGTAGTACGCGGTGCAGCGCGTTTGCCAGTGAAGGCCAACAACGCGAATGACACGCGCCGCGTGATCAACGCGCTGCGTACAGCAACGACCGCGAAGACTGCGGTCGGGGCTCTGCACGCGGGTCACGAAATCATCCCGTTTGCGAACGGCGACGAACGCCCACTGCTGTGCTCGGTGACAGACATTGTCGCCGCGTGCCGCATCGCTCCGGGGCAGTGGGGCGAGCGGGACCAGGACGTCGCCGGGATCATCATGGAGACCATGAACCCAGAGGAACTCGAAGCGGCAGCAACCGCCGCGTCGCGCTCCCTCGGGTGCGACGGGGTCTTCCCTGTTGACGTGTTGCGTGCGGCTCGTTCAGCCCACGTCTCGAAGGCGGCCGGCGGGCGCAACACTAGGGCTCGCGACACGTACTCGGCCGGTGAGGCCGAGCGAAGAAGCGTGGGCGGTGTTGAGGTCGGACTCGACGACCTGGCCAAGCAAATGGTCCTGCGGGGCGCCTCAGACGCCGACATCATACGGGTCCACGAGTCCGCGCCCGAGGGTTACTGGGACGCGGTGTTCCAGTTGGCACTCGAGGGCGACTCGAATGAGGGCGCCTACGATCACCTGGTCGGGCGCTTCTCCGGCTGGCACCCATCTCAGCGACTGCACTAAGAACCGCGAGATTTGACACAGATACGCCCCGCGAGGACCGATGTCCTCGCGGGGCGTATCTGTGTTTGGTGCGGGTCGCGGCCGCGCTGCCTGCTGGCTCTAAATGAGGTCCGTGTCCAGCGGTGCGGGGGTGCGCTTCGAGCGCCACCGGTTGGCGCGCCATCCGAAGCGAACGGGGTCGCCCTCCTCGGACGCCTCGTCGCATTGCTCGCTGACGGTGCAGCCTCCGCACAGTGCGGCGACTCTCTCCTTCGAGGCGGTCATCATGTCGACATCCTCTTGGACGCAGGCACCGCTCTCGGCCCAGCCGGGCTCTGGGCGCGCAAGGCGTTCCAACGTCAGTCGTGCAATGGGTGGCATGTCTACGTCGGTCACTGGGCAATCTCCAATTCCTTGGCGCCGATTGAGAAGGCTTCAAGCAGGCGCGCGCCCTGCCTGTCCCGTGCTTCATCCCACGACTCGCCCTGTTCGGGCTTGCCGAAGTAGAGGTCGTTGTCGCTGGCCGATTCGTCCTCGCCGTCGATCACCGAAGTGAACATTGCCTTCTTGACGGCGTTCATGCGGACGAGCATGGTGTCGATCGTGTTGTCCGCAATCGAGTAGTGAAGGAACGCCTCGTGGGGTTCGAACTGCTCGGAGAACCGAGCCCAACAGCGTCCGGCCATCTGCACGATCCATGACGGCACGAACGGCATCTCGTGAAGGAACACGTCCTTCGCCGCGGTGAGCGTGTGACCCTCGCGAGCCGCCATCGAGCAGATGATCAGGCGCGTGTCTGGATCCGCCTGGAACTTGCGCTTGTGGTCCACGATCGACTGGTCGTTCTGTTCCGCGCCAGACAGGATGTGCACCGGGTTGTACTTGGCGAACGTCGGCTCGTTGACCAGTGCGTCTCGGGCTTCACGGTGGTGGACGTAGATGATCAGTTTGTTGCGCGACGGGTCGGTGGACATCTCGCCCGCCATGAAGCGGTGGACCCACTCAATGGTGTGAGGGACCTTCATCAGCGACAACTGGGCGCGCAAGGCGGTGAGTCGCATGACATCTTCACCGGCCATCAGTTTGCGCACCGCATACTCTTCGGCCCGCTCCTGGTTCCTGCCAGCGGCTGCGGCTTCGCGACGGACGTTGGTGATGAGCCACGCCCGGAACTCTTCTGCGACCTCTTCATAGTGGCTCATGACTTCGGGCGCGAGTTCAAACCGGAACAGCGCCTCGGACAGCGGGGGCAACGGGTTGATGACGTCGATCTTGCGGCGGCGGATCATGCCGGCGTCGAGCAGCATGTGATTCAACTGGGCGGTGTGCGTGGCCTTGTTGTTCCACCAGGCGCCGTACTGGTCGTACTGTCCGCCGCACCACTGTGTCTCGAAGGCGCGCTGGGGCCAGACTTCCTTGGGCTGCCAGTTGAGCGCACCGGGCTTGTTGCCGCCCCCGGCGAAGTGGTTCGGCTGGCGGCCGACGCGGGTGCGCATGATCGTGGTGCCGTGCTCCTTGCGGTACTCCTCGCGGGCGGTCTCGAAGAAGCGTGCAGACCAGCCAAGGATCTGGATGAGCGCCCACAGTTCCCTCGGATTGTTCAGGAACGGCGTACCGGTGGCCATAACCACGTAGGGGTGCTCGGATGCCTCTCGCACAGCGTTGGCAATCTTGAGTGCTGACTTCGAGCGCTCGGTGTCCATGTTCTTGTAGACGTGCGCCTCGTCGGCGATGAAGGCTCGCGGGTTTGCGGCGAGGATGTCGTTGAGGCGGCGGGCCTTGGTGATGAGGTCGTGGTTCACGACGATGAACTGGGTGTCGGCCGCGATCGGTGCCGCCTTGCCACCGGTGAGCACTTCGATCTTCGCGTCGTCCTTCCAGCGGGTAATCTCCTCGGCGATCTCCAACTTCATCGACTTGGTGACCGCGACGACGACCGGGTAGTTGACGGGCAGGCCCTTGCTTTCGAGGTAGTCGTTCAGAGACATCAGGCCGCAGACGAACTCGCCGCCCTTGCCAAGGCCAACGGCGTCCGCTAGCAGCGCCGCACCGTTGTGGGCCATCGTCAGCACGGCGTCTTCCTGGTGCTCCTTGAGCACACGCCCGGACGCGAAGTTCTTGGGGACGGCGAACCCGACGGACAGGGCGTCGGCCGCAGTCCCCGCGACGGCGTGGACGGCCTGGTCGAGTCCGTCGAGATGTCCTTCCAACTGGGGGGACACGCAGATGTTGTAGGTCTTGCAGATGTCACGCAGACCGTCGGCGTACTGGTCGGGGTCCTTGACCCGGAAGCCGGGGAGGAACTGGTCGAACGAGAAGGACGCCCCGGTGTCTTCGATGGCGTCACGCAGCGTGAGCGCGTACCCGTGGAGCAGGACGGCGTCGCCGCCCATGAAGATTGCGTTGCGGGGCTCGCCGCTCTCCTCGGCCCACCGGAGGTCGGTGACGGTCGGCTCGAACCAGTCGGGCTTGTCGCATTCCCAGGTGAGTGCATCGGTGTCGAGCGCGGCCCAGCGGCTGACGCCGGTGAACTTGCCGTCGAGCATGATGCCGCGCACGTTGGCGCGCGAGACAGTGGCGGAGCGGGTTTGAGTGTCGGTCATAGTCCTGGTGGACCCCTCATATTTGTGTGATAGTAATACCAAAGGCTACCACACACGAAGGGTTTGCGGTTCGTGCTCGTCCCGGCGGCCAGGGCCCATAACGGCTGACCGCATTTCGTGTCACACACTTTGGCTAGTCTGACCACATGAGCACACACGAGAACGCAGCGATCGAGCCGCCAGACATCCTGGTCTGGTGCGACGAGGAGACCACCGGACTGGTTGCCCACCACGAGCACCTGCTGGAAGTTGCCGTCCTCGTCACCGATGTCGACCTGAACCTGCTCGACGAGGTCGGGTTCGAGCGCATCGTCCACTACGACCAGGGCACGGTCCGGCGCTTTCGCGACAACGCTGCCCCCGTCGTGCGGGGGATGCATGACGCCTCTGGTTTGTGGGACCGGCTTTCGTCCGGTCAGGCCGTCGACGTGGTCGACCAGGAGATGCTCGCCTACATCAAGCAGTTCGCCCCGAACTATCGCCAGGCGCGCTTCGCCGGCAACTCGCTGCGCTTGGACATGAACTTCGCCGACGAGTGGCTGCCGGAGACCGCCGGGCACATGCACTACCAATTCTTGGACGTTTCCGGGATGGCGTTCCTGGCGGAGAACTGGGCCGGGGTGCCGCTGATGGACAAGGCATACGGGCACACCGCGATGGCTGACATCCGTGAGTCGCTGGCCGAGTTGAAGTACCTGCGCGAGCACGGGCTGTTTGCTCGCCAGCACGCGGCTGTCGCGTGACAGATGCCGCGGTCGCGGTAGGTCTCGGCGTCTCCCTGCTGCTGGTCGAGTTGGGTCGCAGCGTCCCTGCCTGGTTGCGGGTTCGCCGCACTCAGTCCGTCGACGGGTACAGCGCGGTCAGCCAGGGCATCCTTCTGGGCACGGCTCCGGCATGGCTCCTCGTCGCAGTCATCGAGGGCGCCCCGTGGATCTTCGCGGCCACCGCACTGTGGGCCGCACTGCATGTGGCGCTCGTCGCCGAGGGTTTCCGGGTCGATCCCGCTTTCGGTCTTCGGGCGCTGAGGGTTGGTGGCGTCTCGCTCGCTACGGCAGGCGTCGCAGCACTGGTGGGTGCAACACTCTTCGACTCGCTAGGGCTCGCACTGGGTTTGATGGTCGTCGCGGCGACCGCGGGGTACTCGCTCCCGGCGTTGGTGGCGGGGATGCGCTCCGCGTCGACTCGGGGGCTGAGCGTCATCGAACTCGGCATCAATGTGTTCGAGGGCGTCGTCTACGTGCTCGCCGGGCTCGGGGTCGTAGCCCTGGTCGCCTCGTCGCAAGGGGCTCTCAGTTACGTGCTCTTCGGCGCTGTGGCCGTCGTCTCCAATGCGCCTCGTCTCGTCCGCACTTCATACCGTCGGGTGCGTGGTCTCGACACCCCGCCCGTGTTGAGCGCCGCGGATACCTTGGTGGTATGAGCACTCCTGCATGCAGCGCCCCGGTATGGGGTCACAGGTCCAACTACTCACGCCAGCAGTGCCCGTCGCCGGCGTGCAATGGCGGCAGGCCGACCATGAGGCAGGCGGCACTCGCGGCACTGCCGCCGCGGATCTTGACGCGGCTGGACGCGTACGTGCCGGAGCAAGGGTTCTTCGAGCCGGAGGACGAGGAGTCCGCCGAACTCGAGCGGGACCTGTTCAAGCGCGGACTGACGCCTTTCGGCTACGAGGTGTGGAGCCACCCCGGCCAAGACGGGCGTCACGTTTCGGAGGGCGTGCAGGTGTACGACTTCCCGCACAACGACTACCTCGCGGTCTACGTCGGTTCGGCCCTCAGCGTCCGGGCGCCTCGCGAAGTTGACGGGCGCAAGGTGTCGGTCGGTCGGCTCATTGACGGGAACCGTCTGTCCTTGGGGGCGCGCTCCGTCGACACGTACCCGCAGGAGAACTGGTCGTTGCGCCCTCGCCCTGCCGAGCCCGTGGCCGAGCCTGCGATCGATGCGGAGTCCCCGGAGTTCCAGAGTTACTACGACAAGAACTACGAGTGGCTCGCGGACCGGTGCGACCCGGAGCCCGGTGAGGACTGGGACAAGCACATGCTCGAAACCGCGAAGTTCTACTTCGCCGAGGAGCAGTCCGAGATCTCGTAGTCGCGGGGCGGTCGGACCTACGGGTTGGGGTACAGAGCCACCGCGAGTTCGATCTCCGCGTCACCGACTGGCGCTGCGGGGAAGTCCTGCTGACGCGGCTCGTAGAGCATGTCCCATGCGCCGCTGTTCCTCGCGTCAATCCACGGGCCCTGACTGCCGTCCTTGGGTCGCGTGACGATCGCCTTCATTTCTGCGATGCGTGCCGTCACCCATGAGTCGTCACCTTCGGCCGCCGCGAGGAGCGGCTCGAACATGGGGCTGCCTTCGGGGATCAGGATCGTCGTCTGGACCGGGTACTCGCGCCGGGGTGCCTGGGCGAGGTCTCCACGGAATGCGAGCACTTGTCCGGGGTGCGTGATGTTGATGCTCGGGTTTGCGGCGGTCGCGATGATCGCAAGTCCCGCAGTGCATCGATCGACCTCAACAGGAGTGTCGCCGTTGCCGACACGGATGGTTCGATACGCGTGACAGTTGGTCAGCCTCGACTCTTTCCTAGGGGCGTTGCGCGCGATGCCCGGGATCGGGGCTGTCGCCGCCACGATGTGCGTCGCGGTGGAGTTGCTCGCTGACGCTCCCGTCGGGATAGACAGGCGCTGAGAGGGCTCGTCGTTGTACTCGTCGGAGTAGACGCCGAGGTCGACAACGTGGCAGTTGTCAACGTGGCCATCCATCCACGTTTGGATCTCGCCGTCGACCATGCAGCCCTCCGCGGAGGTGCCAGGGTGCAGGGTGAGTTTGCCGATGATGCGCAGGTGCCGCGCCGGGCGGTTCAGTCCGTCCGCCCTCCAGCCCGACTCATCTTCGAGTTCCACACGCCCGGACATGAAGCCGTCGAGGACCTCGGGTGGCGCCAGTGGCGCATTGGGTTTCGCGGGACGGACGGGCTCGAGCCGAGCCAGCGCCACACCGCGATGCAGCGGGCAGAGGGCTTCGTCGTCGAGGGATATGTGGCTCCCGGTGGGAGCCGTGCATTCCGTTGTCATCATTATTTTGTATCCTAGGTGTGTGTCAGCGGCGTGCTTGGCGGTGACGTGCGGTCAACGTGATGATGCAGTGCTCGATGGCGATTCCGGCGTTCTTTCCGCTGGCTCCGTCGAGGACCATTTCGAAGGACTGGGCGACGTCGGAGAGCGCGCGCTGGCACAGCACGGGGGTCAGTCCGGGCATCTCGCGGATCGTCTTGTCGAGTGCCCATTTGTTGGCCTTAGGGAAGGATTCCTGGATCTCGTCGAAGGGCACTTTGGAGACGCCGAGCAGTGCCAAGCGGTACCTGTTTTCGAGGTAGCGCATGATGACGAAAGGCACCTGATTATCGGCCAGTGCGAGAGCGTTCAAAGCGGTCGCTGCGTTCCCTGTTGCGATGGCGGATCCGAGGTCCCATAGTGGGCGTTGCTCACTGACGGTTTGGATGGCGACGGCTCGTGCGATCCCCCATGTGATGGTTTGACCGGCGGGCTGACTGGCAAGGGTGACGGCGGCTCGTTGCGCCATCTCGGGGGAGGGGGAGCAGAGGTCGACCAACTTCTTGGCGACGTTCGCCTCCATGCCGCGCTGGCGGTCCAGCAGCCAATCCTCGATCTGCTTGGCGAATGCGGCCGCGGACTTCGGCACCTGGAAGTCGTGGATTTTGGTGGCCCGATCCTTCACCGCTTTCGTCGGCGCGTTGTCCGACGTGATCGTGACGATGAGGTCGAGCGGGTGCTTGTGGAGGAACGTCATCGCCTTCGCGACCTCGTCCGCTTTCCACGAATGCAGGTTGAACAGCGACACAGAGTTGGTGTCACTCTCGAAGATGTCTCCGTCAGGAATGAGTGACGGGAGCGAGTTGGGGGAAGTGTCCCGACATTGGACATGCACGGGAAGCGTGGTGTCATCGCGTTCGTGCACCTGCGCAGCGAACAGCGCGTGCACTGGTCCGTGCCATACGGTCATGCTCTGGATCGCCATGTGTGCAGTTGCCCCAACTCGTGTGTGTAAGTCGAAAGACTACCACACAATTGGTTGCCCGCCGTGCGGTCTCCCTGCGCCTGTGTTCCGTCTGCGATCCGGGCAGGGGCCGCTTCATTCGCCCTGAGCGCCACCCCCTGTGCACGCCCTTCCTGCGGCTGCATCAACTCTCGTTATCACCTCAAATTTAGATCTGACATTTGCAGGAGTTTGTGCGGGAGTTGCATCAACTCTGCCCCTTTTCGTAGGGCCGCCCCCTCCACCCCATTACCTCTACCCTCTTCACCATCTGTACTAGGGATACCTACGCCTATGGTCATGGTGATGCTCACTCCCATTGGGTTTGATTTCCGGCACGTTGTTCCGGGGTTCTCATCGATTCCAGCC